TACATGGGTTTGTCTCCTAGTCTTTTCTCTCAAATCAATACCACCGTAATACTTACTGATAGATTTTGTTACTGTTTCTGCATCAAGCGACTTTCTTTTAGTAAAGTATGGTCTATGACATTCAGTACAAATATAAACCTTTGGGTCTTCTTTAAACGACTCTAATATTTCTTCCATTGTTATTTCTTTTTAGTTAAATCAAAATAGTAATCTGTATGGGATATCTCCCCACTATACTTAGGGATAATCTGGATAGAGAACCCACAATACCCATCTCCAAAATTATGCTGAACCCAAGCAGAGGGGGGAGCAAAACTCATGAAGTTTCTATAATCAAACTTCTTAGTTCTATCATATCCTATCCTATGTAGGTCGCCTTTCTCAAGATGAATGAACTTGTTATCTATACCGAAGTGGTCAATGTATTCGTTAATGAACGCTACGGTCTTATCATTCAATTGATATGGCAATCCTTTGAACATGTACTTATTGTCCTTACCATGGGTAATAATAAATGCATGGTCGCCATAGGTGAAGTGACTCATGAACTTCTCAAGGATATAGAAATCAACTACCGACTCTTCATATACTCGGTCAAGTATCATCTTGATAGCCATATTAGATATAGAAGCAAAGCTACCAGCGTGGTTATCGTTGCATACGTTTCTAATTAGGAACTTGTTAGCAACGCCTTCATCTATACATCTTTCTATTAAAGAAAGCTTAGCAGACACGAAGGTTTCAAACGCTTCAGTAGAACTCATGTTCTGTTCTAAGTCATGACCACCTCGAGTTGTCTTGCCCTCGTAACCATCTAGCCCATCACCTAAGTCATCAATTATCAACAAATCAAAAGTGCCGTTGCTGTTGTAATGATGAAGTATTCGACTATAGACATAGTCAATGTTGTGGTAGAATATATCTCTGTTGTAAGAGTATTCAAACATACCACCATTCTTAGGGTTAGGTTCAAGACCTACGTGCATATCACTAAGGGTTACCTTAATGGCTACAGGTGTGTCAAGTTGTTTGATTACTTTGGGTTTGCGTATACCACCTTTAAGGTAGGTCTCACAAATCTTTTCTATGGATTGCAAGAATGAAGTAGCCCTATCGTATGGGTTAAGAGCATTGATAGAAAAGTGTTCACCTTTATACCAATAATGCTTAACCGATGTTATAGGTATACCTACTGCATCACACTCTTGTTCGATAGCTAATTTTATATCTTGTTCTTTCATGGTCTGGGTTAGTGGTCCAACAAGCTCCCACACTTAAGCGAGAGCCGTGGACCGATTAGTTAAAATGGTAAGTCATCGCTTACAGCAGGCTTAGCCGATGTAGTAGATGCTTCTCTTGGTTCGCTAATTTGGATTGATAAGAATGTAGAGCCAGACTTGGATTGTTTTTTCCAACCTGCCATTTGCATTTTCTTTCCATTGATAAGAACATTACCATTGTAGTCAGGTTGTTTGTCTGACGTTTTCTTTTCGTTGATGAATAAAGACCCTTGTCCTTCTCTCATCTCATACGTTGTACTCATATTATATACTCGGTTAACCCATACTCCGAAAGGTTTTAGTGCCAAGACAGGGATCGAACCTGCGTCTCCCACCTACAATGGTGGAGTGTTACCATTACACTACTTGGCTGAAGTGGCGAACAATTTGCGGTTGTTCATTTCTACTTCTGAATGTGCTGATTAAGTTAACATCACAGCAGGAATTTCATTTTCGTCTATTACCACTTTGTAGTCAGGACAGGATTCGAACCTGTATGGTCTCAAGAGTTGACATTGCTTGGTGCACCAAGGAGACCTTCGGCATTTGCTCTAGTAGCGTCTACCAATTCCGCCACCTGACTATTTTTTATAATGTTCCTTTTATAATTAAACTTAATGTGAATATTCCTATTATTCCACCAATAAAGAAACCTAATATAAATCCATTCCAATATTTTTCGTTTTTCATAATTTTTATTTTAGTAGTCAGGACAGGACTCGAACCTATAAATTTTAATGGATTTACTGCCCATTAATGCGGCTACCAATCCCGCCACCTGACTATTTGCAACTTTTATCTATACACCTTTGAGTTGCCAACAAAGCCTACCAACGATTAGGAGCGAGCAGTTCTTATGGTATGCCACGCCTGTGCTTCGAGTTCCCTTGTACTTCGGGCTGTTATTCTTCAATTTGTTTTGATGCCCATGCAGGTAATCCGATTGATTGGATATCCCAACCTTTATCCCATAAGCCTTCTTTTTTTACGTGGTGATAAATTGTTAATGCAACATCCAATAACTTCTGACCATACAAGTGGTAATCCTTATCAGCTTTTATAAAATAGCTTCTATAAGGTGCTACCGTTTGGATAATCAAGTAAGTAGTATTAGGATAGTAATCTAACCCAAACTCTTTCTTAGCAAGTACGCTATAGATAGCAGCCTGCATAGGATACTTAAGGTTAAAGAAAGAAGCAATCAACTTATCAGCAGATGACTCGCTTGTAGTTTTAACCTCTATAACACCTTCGTTATAGCAATCTATGATACCCTTGAAAGGCACGTTAGCTATGGGTTGATTAATAACAAACTCAGTCTTGCCAGCGTTAATGATATCCATAACGTGGTCAGGGATATACTTAATACAACGCTCAGCTTTATCTACTTCTTTATCCTTAACAATAATCTTTCCTTTGTTCTCTTGAAAGAAATGTTCTTTCTTTTCTAACTCAGGTTTAGTTCTACCAAAGTCAGGTTGAATAACAAACTTAGTACCGAACTCATGTGGCTCTAACACTAATGTATGGATAAGAGTACCTAATCTCATAGCCTCGGTAGGCTCATCAGGTTCGTACATTAGTTTGTTTGTTATCTCCCATTGGAATTTAGCAGGGGAGTCTAATAAGTTTTTAGCGGTCGAGAAGGAAAGGCGGAACTCAGGTGAGTTCAACCAGTCCATAAATAATTGATTTGCCATTAGAATGAAAGGTCTTTTTTAGGGTTAAAACTTGCTTGACGTGGTGCAGATGTTTGTTCGCCAGATGCGTCAGTATCTTTATCGGTAACTAACCCAAGTGCTGATGACAATGCATATCTACGAATGTAGGTAATAGCAGAGCCTAATACTTGGAAGTCATTCATACCTTTAAGCTGAACGCCTTGAGGAATAGTTGCAGTTGAACTAATAGCTTCACCACTCTCGCAATGGAAGATAGTAGTTTGCAATCCGATGTCTGTCATCATCTGCGTAAACCCTAACCCATGCTTTTTCATTAATGGGTTGATGATTGAGAAAATTGCAGGTAGGTCAGCGTAGCTGTAACCATAACCTTGAGTCGCCTTGTGAATCACAGGGACTTCTTGTTGGAATGCCGCAAGGGCCTTGTACAGATTTGTCATTGTGTTGTTGTTTTAGTTGTTATAAATTGAGAGGTAGAATAGCTTCGCTCTATTGGGTTGTGAGCCCACACTCGTAGTGACTACCTCGCCTTTACCAAAGCAAAGGTAGTATTTTAAATTAACATTTCCAAATTTATTTGTGAATTATTTTAAAGATTTTTTTAAGTGGGCTATAGTTTCTTTTACAAACTTGTTGCCACTTGACGTAGATACTTTGTGTTTACTACACATATCATCAAACGTCTGTTCTATCAGGTTATACTTAGATAGTAATAAGTCTTTTGCCTTTTCATTAAGGGTATTGATATGCTCAAATGTAATAGCGTATTCTGTTACGCTATACATCTCATAAGAGTATATACCACCATCGGATACAAAGTCTATCTCGTCGTGGTTATTTGTTGATACGATTGCAGTTGTCGCAGATAGTGCACCGAGTGCTGCTGCCATTTCCATAGTTACGTTTTGTTTTAATACAACATCTAAAGGTATCATTCTTTCGTCCAACTCCATTACAGCTACTGCTGTGTCCATCATCTTCTTAAGTTTTTGTGATGCTCTTAACGGTGAGTAGGTAATCTTTACTATACATTTATTCTTTTCTATAAAGTCTATTATGTATTTCCTGCTATAGAAGAAGCAATAAGATGATAGCTTAGCCTTTCCAAACTCTGAATACTTCTCATTGTTATACTTGTCTATCCCTAACATGAAACCCATAACGGCTTCTTGTAATAAGTCACTTACTAAAAACCCAGGTTGCCAATACTTAATAGCAACATATAGCATTAGCTTCATGTAACCCTCAACAATCTTATCTCTATACTTTAACTCACCTGTTGACTTATAAAGTTTGAATAGCTCCATAGCTTCTTCATTCTTCATTTGGGCTGCCTTTCTTTTAAAGATAGGGTCATTAAGTAGTATTGACAACGAGTAATCATTGTCAAAGTCTACGTTAGTAGGGTTTACAGATATTGATTTGAAGCTATTGCCCACGATATATTGTTTTAATTGGTCCTGCTAGGTAATCTTCCCATATAGCACACATATATTCGTATGGTATATTAGTAGATATAGTTTCCCAAGGACCACTATCTAATACTATTGAAGCTTTACCATGGGTGATTTCAGATTCTAATGAGCCAGTTGGTTTGATAGCTATGATAGATTCCATTTTGATTGCCATATCCATCCAGCATTTACTATCTAACCCTTCTATACCTTCTAGCCCTAAGTCAGGGGTAGACTCATCATTACATTCTACTTCAAAGTATAGAATGCCACCCAAAACAATTCTATAATTGTCAGGGTTCATACTAAAGCGTACGTACTCTTTCTTTCTTTGAGGTCTACTGCCCATAGTTTTAAAGTTTATAACAAAGATATGCACATTGTTTAACCATTAGGTTAATACTTATCCACAACCTTCTTCAAACTTAACGTCACTAATTACTTGGATTTCGACAATGATTGTATTTTTCATGTCAATATTATAATACGTTAATTATCTGATAGTTAATAGGGACGAAAGGTTTGGCTCATCACCAAACTCTTTCTTCCATAAGTTTTTAATTTCTTGGTATCTTGTATTTGTGTGAATATCTTTTAGTAATTCTAATAATTTATCATTCATTTGTGCTTCTCTTATTATCTTTCCTGACTCATCAACAATGACTATCTTGTTAATTACAATCTTGTTGTCTATTATTTCTGCGTCGTGTATCTTAACGTATAGTTCCATAGTTAAAATTTAGTGTCCCATATTTGAAAAATTCTAAATAAAGCAAATGCAAAACCTCCAAATCCTGATATAAAATAAAATCCAATAGGTTCGATACCTGTATGTTTGTAGTACCAATGTCCAAATATAGGTACAATAAGTGATGCTATTATTGAGAATAATAAAACTAAAAATGTTTGTGTTATTTTTTTCATAATTAGAATTTACTTTCGTTATCAAACCATCTTGGTACAATCTTATCGTACCATCTACCCTTTCTTACTACATTAGACTCATCTTCTTTGCCTTCGTAGTGTTCTTTGGCTATCTTACAGATGTTATCTGTTATTCTATGGGTTACCTCAGGGTTAGATATATTAGCCATTTTGAGTAGGTGTTCTACTTCCCAGTATATTAGTTGTCTCATATTAATTAGGGTTTACGTTAGGTCCTTCAACCTCTCCTTTAATAATGTCTTGTATCATCTCTCCTATATCTATAGCCCCATCTTGAAACCCTGCTTTGTAGCATAGTTCAATAAGACTATTTATAGTATCATGCTTTATAAGTTCATAGATATCAGTAGGTACTCTCTCATATAGCTCCTCTTTGAAGTCAGATAATTTCTGAAGCATAATGTTTTCTGCATCAATCTCAAATACTTTTCTTTTCTTTGCCATTTGTTTAGTTTTAAAGTTTATTAATATTCATTCTTGTTTCTACTTCTAATTGTTTTCTGTTGTCATAGTTCTTACCCCTATATTTAGGGTTAGTTTCTTTTAACTTACGAGCAGCCCTTGTTATACTATCAGACGATGCTAACAACCCATTGCTATACATAGTTAAGAAGTTCTCAAAGGTTACATCACCTTGTGTTGTAGCCCTTACTTGTTTGTGCCATACAACAGCAGATAGATAGTTATCACTCTCTCTTGCTTGAGGATAATCATTTAGGATATCTTGTACGAAATCCTTTACTGCTTTGATTTTAGTTATTGGGTTAGCCATTTTCATATTTGTTTAATGCTATCTCTAAGTTAGCCTCGTTAACAATCTTATTATAAAACCCTGACCAGAATGAGTAACCCATAATAGAATCTGACCAATCAAAGATGCCTAAGAAGTGTTCAAATTCATCGTAATCAGAAGTAAGATACGATATAGGGTTATCTAATTCAGCTACCTCTCGTAGCCAATGTTGTTGCATATTGCTTGATAATTGACTTAAGTAATTTATCCCTGTCATAGTTTATTTGTTTTTAAAACATTCATCAATAAATGAGTTAAGAATTTCATTGTCAATTTCATCTTGTTCTTTATCAGTATAAAGCCACCAAAAAATACACAACATCAAAGGTAAAGTTAGAAGCATTACAGCTGCAAAAATTATTATTTCTGTCATAGTTAAAAGTTAATGAGAAATATATATTGCTTCTATTTGAAATGTACCCTCTTGACCATCAATAAATCTTTCTGCATCTTCAATAGTATCAAATTCAGCATATAAATCGAATACATATACATCATCATCATCATCAAGTATATATCCAGAATAATCAATTAAATGTTTAGTTTTAAAATCTCTTACTATAAATCTTTTTTCCATAGTTTATTTGTTTTTAGTGGTTATTTGTTAATTCTTTAGATGCATTGTAACCTTTAACCCATTCTTCAATGTCTGCATCGGTAGGTATATCATCTTCACCTGTTGCAATAGCTGATCCAAAAGAGTCAGATATACCATATCCTTCTTTTTGCATTCTAAAACCAATTTCAAAGTTTGTTTCTGTTGTGTTTGTGTTTTTTGTTTTCATAGTTTATTTGTTTTTAGTTGTTAATAATTTGTAGTCAGGACAGGAATCGAACCTGCAAGTTTTAATGGATTTACTGCCCATCAATGCGGCTACCAATCCCGCCACCTGACTATACAACAAAGTTAATTAATGTTGTATTATTTATTTACGGTAAAATTACCCTATTGTATAGTTACTATAGCGTCAATAGTTAATTTGTTATAGCTATTGTATATAACCTTGCCATCTAAGTACACCACTATAGTTTTATATTGAGGTTGTTCACCTGCATTTGTAAAGGTAACTATATGAAGCTCTGCCCCTTCTTCTACATTATCCAATTCAAATGTAGGGTTAGTATTGTATCCATATATACTATCAGGGAAGCATATACAAGTTGTATGGTTTAGATACATAGCTACATTATTAGGGCTTACATATCTATATTCATTATCCATAGCAAATGTTACAACCCTAAGTCTATGGGTTGATGAAGCTTTACTACAACTGAATAAAGTAATTGACAATAAAATTAATAATAGTTTTTTCATAATATTTATTTTATAGGGTTAAGACAATTAGGCCAGGGCTTAAAACTTTTAGTAGTTGTTGTGTTGTAAATAGGTAGTCGAGTATATGCAAATCACAATCCCTGGCATTCAAAAAGTTTTAAAAAGGTAGTCTATACTACATTGTGGACAATATACTCTATTAAAACACCGAACATCTTAAGACTCGTGCTGAGAGTATACCATTCATTAGAGTCTATATAGTACGACAAGACTAAAAACAAAAATGGCTAATCGCTATAGGTGGAGGAGGACACCGTCAAGCAAAAAGCCATCAAAATTTTTATTCTTAAAGATTACCAAGTGCCTCCACAATTAATAATCTACTAATATAATACGTTAAAGTTAAAAGCGTAGAGACAAATCTGTAGAAAAACTCTACGCCTTAATCAACTATGAACAATCTTTTACAAAGATACAGATTGTTTTATTATTATTCCTAATAAAGTTATCCACATTATTTTCCACCACGTGCTCGTTTATCACCAGGCATATTAGATTTACTTCCTCTGTTCTTAGAAGCTTTCTCCATTACTACCTTACCGCCTTTCTTGTGGGAAGCATCTAACCCATCACCATTACCATAAGTACCTTTCTTTCTATTGATTTGATTTAATGCTACTCTTTTAGATTTACGTGCTGGAGATTTATCATTCTTTACATCATAAGCTGCTTTCTTAGCCTTAGAAGTAGGGTTTTCTTTATAGTATTGGGCAGATGATTTACCCTTAGCTTTATTTGGCATCTTTATTATATTTACGATACATAATACGTTTTCTTACTCCTTTGGTCCTAACCAATATAGAAGCCTCAATAGATTTGTATAGCTCTAAAAACTCAGGGTCTTTCTTTTTCATTTCGGATACGGACTTGATATGGTGTACCATATTGGTATGGCTCAACCCTAATTCTTCCGCACATCTTCTTGTAGATAACCCACAATACTTCATCATCATATAGCCACATAGCTTAGACCCATAGGTAGTTCTTAAAGATAGGTGAGTACCTACCGAACTCTTAACTGTTTCGGTAGATACATTTCTATTGGACTTGTTAGGCAATCGTTTCATTTCTTTCGGAATTGTAGTATGATTAAAAGAGAAACAGCAAATAACATTAAAGAAACAACAAAGTATTCAAATGTTTGCTTGATAAATATTGGTATATGAATAAGTATTGCAAGCCAATAGTTATCTTTTTTATCCATCTCTACGTTTTAAAGGGTTATCGTTGAGGTCATCTTCTTGGGATATGCGTAAAGCTTCCTCCTCGTAATGCTTGTCAAGTAACTCCGAGTATTTGATATGGAGTTCTGTATACTTAACTAATAAATCTTCGTACATTTTTTTGTAGTCTGTCATAAGTTTGGTTTTACATGTTACTAAATATTGCTTTTACTGGTACTTCGCCACCGATAGGTCTCATTGCTTTCTCTACTTTATCTTTAGGATAGAAGTAGGTACAGAATGCATCAGCATCAAAGAAGCCTTGGTCTGTTACGGGAAAATAATCTACCCCATGTTCTCTATTGATATGGTTCTTACCATATACCCTTGCACATAGCCTAGAACAATACATAGCTTCTTTATACTTAGCTACAAAGTCCTTTACACAATTAGGGTTGGCACAAATCTTAGGGTAATCTTTTTTCTCTCTAGGCATTTCTTTCTTCTTTCAGGGTTAATATAATATTTTCTTTATTGTCTTTGATATAATCTTGTATAGCTTCGTATTCACCTTTCCTGAAGTCGTCCCATTTGCTATTAACAAACTGCCTCCATATAGACGAGCCAACATAGAATTGGTCATCGTATGGCATAGACTCAAAGTAAGGTATTTCATTCTGCATTAATGATAGGAATAGATATTGACGATATACCATAGTTGTATAGTTTTAGAATGGGTGATTGTTACCTTCGTTAAGAACTTCTCTACGAGCAAAGTCATATTGGTCTGCATGAAGTTGGTCAATTTGGTCGTCACTATACAGACCTATCACAGGGGTTTCTAGTGGGAATAAAGTACATAGTTTGAACCCTTCTTTCTCCGATTGGGTTAAGACATCTTTGTACAATTTGTTTAAAAGCTTACTGCATACAGTTGACTTATGGCAAGCTTCAAGGATTGTGGTAAACATAGCCAGACGTTTCAAATGGTCAGGCAAGTGCTCAAGGTTGTTTTGGTTTGTCATTGGATAAAATTTATAGTTAAAGAAAAGAAAAATGAACGTGGAAGAAAAGAGCAACAAGGTGGGGGACAAGCCCCCATCAATGCTGTACTAATCAAAACAAAACATCGTTATTATTTCCAGGCCAAAGGGTCATAAGCTGACTTTGGTTGGTCGTAAGATTTATTATAGTGGACAATTTCTTCATCACGCTCGCTAATGTATTCATCGCCATACATCTCATACATCATAGAGTCATAGCAATCCCAACATACCATAGCGTTATTGAAGTCAGGCAACTCTTCTAACTCATCTTTGTGGTATAACTCACAACAAGACTCACACATCATATCCTCACTATTAGCGTCGCTATCCCATTTGTATTGAGACTTAACATCATAGGTGTCGTCCCAATCATTGTACACACGAGGATAACCTACGCTTGTACTTGGGGAGTATGCACTACCATACGTATAGTTATTGTACGTAGGTTTTTTATAACTATAACTATAAGACTTGTTACTGAACCAACAACCCAAGTCCCACGTACCTGCTTGCTCGTTGACGATACGCCAATGGCCGTGCTCGTTAAAGAATATGAACTTGTTACCATTGCCTATACTATACTCAATAAGGTCAAGCAAAGTATCGTTATACATAAAGTCCTTAGGTAAGCCTTTGAGGAACCCATTGTTGAATATCTGGGTGTCAGATATAGGGCTGTTGTGTGGGACATGAACATCTAACATACCATTGTGTACAAACCATGTATCATCTTGTACATGGAATGGGTGACAGTTGTGTTCGTTAACACCACCACTTGTACCGATACGGAAGTGAAGGATAACGTCATTACCTGAACGCTTGGCTTCTTGATAATAACCATAGAAGATATTGAAGTCAGTCATTTCTTTCTTGGCTACTACTTTGTTGTTATTGATATACAGGATACCTGCACCATCATTATTATTATCCCAACAATTCTGTAGGATTTGTTTCTTAAGGGTTACTGCTTTTGGATTTACGATTGCGATACACATAGTTTAATTGTTTTGATTGTTAGTGAAAGGATTAATATTTTTATCAGCAATGAACTTGCGAAGATACGGATATTCATTGTTATCTTTAATAAAAGTTAGAAAAGATTTTAGACTCATATCAGGGTCAGGGATAGACTTGGTATAGTCATACAACGCTTGAACAAACTCGATGTTCTTGAAGAACGATGAGTCATTAAGCGTACCCCTAAAGATACGAACTTCTACTGAATTATCATTCTGTAAATTTACAGCAAGATAACGCTTGCTATTGCCACGCTTTTTCTTTGCCTTGTACATAAGCGTCTCTTGTGTGTACTCTTTAGTACTCTCGCTTGGGTCATCGGTAAGGGCTGCCCATCGGTCAAGGTTCTCTATCTTACGCTGAGATATCTTGGTAACAAAGTCACTATTGTCAACAAAGAACTTCATGAAGCGATATAGATGCCAGGTTGTAAAGGCATTCTTGCTGATATGGATATGCATACCACAAGTACGAGTGTCATAGCTACGATACTTGTTGCTACGCAATAGGTTAAGTATATCTGCCCATACATTCTTATGCTTCTTGATATACGATATAGTCATAGGGTGGGTTACAATCTCAAACCCATTGTTAAGTGAACCGTCACTCTTGAAGTATAAGAAGTCATTGCTAACCATTTCAGCCATAGCCTTGTGTGTTACATTACTATCTCCACGCTCTACCTCTAACTCAATACCTAGATACACGTTGTCATTCTCGGACACCTTGTAGAACTTAGGGGTAGGTTTGTAATTGTAGCTGCGTATGATTTCTTTACTGCTGCTGCTACCGTCATCATCATCGTCACCATATCTATCGTTATAACAATCATTGCACAAATCGTCTTGACAATAGTTATCCTCATGAACATACTCATCACAACTCTCACACCAATAGTAATCAGAACGACAATCATCACATACATATCTTTCACTACCACTTCTACCATGGACTTGGCATATATCGTCGTTGCGAATTACTTCATTACAATCATCACATGTAGAAAATCTGTTGACGTAACAATCATTACACCAAGAGTCATCATTTGCGAAATAAGTATCATCGCTGTGGATAACATCACTACAACCAGCGCATGAGTGATAGTTGTCGTTACAATCTTCGCATATAGGGTCACCTACATTGTCTACATAATCTTCGCTTGTTATTTCTGTTGAGCAATCAGCACAATGAAGTACATCTTGCTCTTCTGTTGTTGTTGGCATACATTAGAATTTAAAAGTGAACAATGATTTGATATGGTTAAAATAAATATGCCACTCGGCAAGTATTGAGTGGCACAATTGAAAGGCAGGGCTATCAGGACATAACCCAATAGCGTGGAAGATTTCGTGTATCATATGATATAGGGTTTAGTGTCTAGGTCTAAATCTAATATAGGTATAACCTTTGCTTATAAACGTATTCATTTCAATATCGCTATGGTCAAATCGTAAGTACCCATGAAGCGACTCATTAGTTGTAATGTCTTCATTCATTAACACCAAGGGATAATAGCTATTGCTTTCAGCTTTTAATGGAGTATAAGAAAGGTTGTTGTCAGCCCTTGTTAACTTTATCCAATCGTTATACTTGTATAACTTAGGATATAACTCGGCTAATAACTTCTTAACTTCATCGCCACTATCTAAAAACATACGTGCTGAATGGTCACCGAATAGGTTACGGAATTGGTCACGCTTAGCCCTAAGGTCTTCGTGTACCCATTCCTCAAAGTAATGGTGGGCATATCTTGATTCACCACCTACCTCATCTTTGACATAGGTATAGTATTCGTCACGCTTAGTTACCTCATACACACCACCTAGGTTTACATAATTCCATTTGTCAGTAAGACAAACTACTTTCTCGGTAGTTACTACTACCTCATCTTGTGCCTCGTTCTCGAGGTTGTTTGTTTGCTCAGGCATAGTATTAAAAGGTTGGTTTAATACGTATTCAATAAATTGTTCGGTTGATATTTCTATTTGGCAATGGGTTGGGATACTTCGTTCAATTGCTACCCAATAACCACGCTGATTGTTGTGTTCGCTAAGTATATAGCCTTCAAGTGTGTCTAAATGACCTGCCATTCTCCAACGACCTAACATCTCTCTGTTTTCTTCTGTTACTTTGATATGCCAATTGCCAGGTAACAAGTACTCAATACCTAAGTCATTCATAAGTATTTCTTGCTCAACATTCAAAGCTCTTAAACCATAGAGAGTTCTATATGACATGTCAGGGTGGGGTCTTACATCAAATACTCTAACAACATCACCATTATTAAATTGGGAATTTCTTATATTGTCATTAGCAAATCCCATTGCTCTAAACATTTCTCTATAAGAACTGTAATTGTAATCTCTGTCGGTGATGCGAACTAAGTCGCCTACATTAATTGTTGCCATTGTAGTTTTATTTATAGGTTAATTAATTTTGTGTCCTGTTACTACGCCATAATACCAATCATACCAATTGTCAAAATGTTTTTGCCCTTCTTCTGTATATTTGGAGGGCTCATCATCGTCATCACTATCCAAATAGGGATAGAAGATTTCACTTGTTTGATACATCGTATCTAATTGAGATTGGGCTAAGTAAGTAGCCAATTCTACAGGGTTTACTTGGATTGTTTGTGACATACGTTTGTTTTATAGGGTTAATTAATAAGTTCTACTTGCGAAGGGCATAATTCTAAATCTAATGGGGATACACCATTGTATTCTTTATCTTGCTCTCCTTCGCATATATATTTAGGAATATACCCACACTCGTCAATTAAACCTTGTACGCTTTTTTCAATTTTTCCTGTATTAATCAATTCATTCATACAGCTGTAACCGAATGATTTTACTTCGTCGCTGTCAGAAAAGTACCAATCAAGAAATCTTTCTCGTGTTATTTTGTATTGTGCCATATAGTTTTATTTTTTAGGATAATAATTTAATTGTTCAACCCATACTTTATTTTTGTCAACTATAAATTCGTCCCAATCTTTTATTTGCTCATCTTCTAAAGAGGTGTAGTTGTCAATCATTCCTATTTCCCATTGTCTAAATGCATTTAGGATATTGATATAAACATCTAGTTTAACCAAACGAGCATCATCTTCATCTTCATATGCTGAATGCACATTCTCTCTGTAATCTCCGTATTCACCTAATGAATACTTAACGAGGTAAATTGGTTTTTGTTCCATAGTACTAATTAAAATTAAAGGGTACACGATTAGATACATATTTGTTTTGGCAATGTTTATTCATGCCATCGCCTTTGCCCCATGACGCTTTTGGCGTTGAGCAAGAAAGAAGCCCTAACGTAATTAGGGCTATTGTAAAACTGATTTTTAAAATTGTCAAAAAGGACATACGTTGTGTTTTGTAGGTAAAAGAAAAAGATGAACGTGGAGAAAAATAAAGTGCTATTTGCTATTTATCTTCTCATCTATCTTTGCGTAGATAAGAAAGATAATACCGCCCTCAACCATACCGATTAGGGACATGATTAGCTCGGTCATTGTTTGCCCGTGTATCATTGTAATTGTTGAGCCTCCGATTAACAATAAAGATAACACAGCAAGCAAGTGATGAAGTTTAAACATGGCTATACTTTTTATAAGATGAAACAATAAAATACCCACTTAGTAAGCCGTGGATATTACTACAAACAAATTTTACATTTCTGTACCTAGATTTTAGGTTCATGTAAGCCAAACGGAAGCCTTGCTCGGTTCGGTTTTGGAATTGGATTTCTCTCATGTTGTTTTGTTTTAAGAGTTATTGATTATGTATTATTATTTTATTAATCCTATTGTAGACCTTGATTGTCGGTGATAATTAGTTTTAATTATAGTATTAGATACTATCTTTTTAGTATCTTTTATTGCATTATGGGTATTGACAATTAATTGATTAAGATTAATTTGTCTGTTTGTGTTAATATCAATAGCGTTAGTATAGCTTTTATTAACATTGCCGTAAGTTAAGGGCTTGATATTATTTTTGCTCATTGGTTTATATCTTCTTGATTGAAGAAAATTGATATCTTTATTCATGATTATATATTTTAAAAGTTATAAAATGAGATAGTAGGCGGTAAATGAACCGCATAACATTGCTGTTATCAATTCTAAATTACTACTACCTTTGCTCTGTAATAAATAAAATGATTAATAATTACTTGATTAGATATTTATTATATTGAATACCTTACATTATTTGTAAGATACCTTAATGGGATAAGCCATATAACAATAAAATAGCATTTCGCTACTTGTATTTATTAATTAGCATTTCGCTAACTTATAAATAAATACCCTTTATTGTGTACTCATTGAGCTATTAAGATATATTAAATACCTAACTATTTGCATACAAGCCGTATTAACGGCACTTGCTTAATTATACCCTATAAATGTAGGCTATAAAAACAAAACTAATAAAAACAATTAGCGTACTTTGTACGGCTTACGGGAGTAAAAAGCATTTCGCTTTTATAGTTACTTTACCCGTAAAATTGAAAAATGTACTATATCATTTCGCTGTTACCTTACGGCAATATGGCGTACATTTTTTTTAAATTGCATAACTTTGTATAAATTACATTAACTATATTATAGTGCCCTATATATGAATTGAACATATTAAAAATACCTACTATTATAAGGCAATTATAGGGCTATAAATTAATATAGCCCTATATATTATTACTTGCTTAAGTTTTTGTAGTAATTAGCTACAAAGTTTTGTACTTGCTTATAAGTAAAGTACCTTTTTACTTTATTGCCGTCTTTGTCAAGTATAAACGTACGTACTATATTGCCTTTTTTATCAAGTTTTGTACTCCCGTCTTTATTTTTTTCTATCTTTGTAACATATTTTTGCTCTTCTGTTAAACTATCTAATATTAAAGGCAATTTATAGGTATTATCATTATAATTAGAAAAACTATTTAAAAACGCTTTGCCGTGTGTTAAAATGTTTTTAAGGTGTGCACTCAAAGTTAATTCAGCCGTGGCGTAATTTTCGTAAGATATGCCCTTAATTTCGGCTAACTTTTTCCCCGTTACTCCCTCATTTAAAAATACTATACGTACTTTTTTAGCGGCTTTTTTCTTATTTGTTTTTGCCATGCTATTATTAACAGGTTTAATAGCTTCTTTGCTTTTGTTAGTAGCTTTAATGTTTTTAGCTTTTTGCGGTGTGTTTAATTGTGTTGACATAATTTTTTTGTTTTTGTTTTGTTAGTTAAAAAAATGAATTGATACTATACAAAAAATAATAGTTAAAATAGCGTCAATACTACATTATAGCGTTATTTTGTACCTATAAAATAACAATTTACCCGACTATAAAAGTAACTATAATAAAGAAAAGTATTAATAATCAATGAGTTATGAGGTATTACCTAAACTAATAAGTTACACAAAGCATATAAAAGGGTAATTTATAGGTATTTAGATAGTCCCATATGCTTTTTACCTTTAGTTAATCAATATAAGGTACTCAAAATCAATTTATATAAGTAAAAAAAAATTACAAAGTACAAAGGTACCCATTAAAAAAAAGCCAATTTCCCAAAAAGGACCATCATGACAAAGTATGTATATCATCCCCACCTTTATGTAGCTAACTTCCATTAGTACACTTAGTGCCTCCTTCTTTTATTATAAGAAGTAAGGTGGTTCAAACCCTTATGGGGCGTAGTAGGTTTTCCGTATATGTGAATAATTATTTTTGTATAGCGGAAAAAGTAGTTGTACATTTGTGCTATGGACAATGAGTTAAAAGGCATACGCAGGGTTGCCAAAAAGATACCTGTTAAGCGTTTGGTAGATGTAGACAATGGTGAGGTTATGGATGTCATGGAAGATGATAGGTTTCTAACTATTGATAGTTTACCTTTTGTCAAGGTGTATACTGATGAGTTCGCCAAGGCTATCTATGGGTTGCCTTATATTGGCTACCAGCTATTGTCATATGTAGTGTTTAAGTTAGAGAAGGGCAATAACCTAGTTTATATCGATTATACGGACGTTAAATCAATAATAGGTAACATTGGTAAGACAGGGTATTATAATGGCGTAAAGGAGCTAATAAAGCGTAATGTGATTGCCAAGACAGAAAGGAAGTATGTGTATAGGGTTAATCCTAATCTAATGTTTAATGGGGTTAGAATATCTAAGTTCAAATAACGTATTATATTTGTAAATTAATTAAAATGAGTTTTACTAAAGATACTAATTACCAAGCAGGGCAAGCAAAGCTTTTTGTGAATACTACACCTACTGCTGGTCAAGTAGCATATAATGTTGATTTATCAGCTAATGGTCAGCCAGGATATTGTGGTGGATTGTACATTGGTGGTGCTGGTAACTTGATTGTTGTTATGGCACAAGATACTACTGACACCTTAGTTACTTTCAATAGTGTAGTAGCTGGTACTTTCTTACCTATTCAAGTGAAGAAAGTTAGTTCTACTTCTACTGCTACAAACATTATGGGTTTATGGTAAACGTAATATGGAATATAATAACAGATACAGCAGATGTTGCTTCTACTATTATATCTAACATATGGAATTTAGTTACACTTAATTGGGAGAATGACTCAAACAATTGGGAAGCTTAACAATATAAAAAATTAACTAATGGCAACATTAACAGGAACCCAGATAAAAAATACTTATCAATCTTTATTAAAGATAAACACTAATGGTAGCTTAGACCCTTCAACGGCTATAACTATATCCGATGGATTAGGTAATGCTACTCCATTACAGCTAGCTGGTAACAGATTAAAAACTATAAACTCTGGAACAGAGAGAGGTATGGATTTAAACTTTGATACCTCTAATTATAGATTTGGAGATTACAATGGTTATGCAACATATACTTATATAGATATAACTGCTGTTGGAACAGGGCCAGCAATAACATTAATGGCTTATGGAACTTCTATAGTTTTAGATGGTGTACAAGGTAATGTACTTACAAGTTTTTTGGGTAGTTATAATTTAAATGCTGGATTTCATAAAAATGTAATTACTAATTGCGACTGGTCAATATTTGCAAATCCTGTAAATTATATTTTTACAGACAATACTATTATTAATACAAATGGTAATTTAAATATAAGTAGTGCTACTTTAATTAATAACTGTTTTTTAAATAATGAAATTTTTACTATTGTTTCTTCTCCAGATTATGCTTTAGGAGAAAGAATAAGTAATTCTTTATTATTTGGTTTAAATAACGATATAGGTCCAAATAATTTAAATATATATAGTGTAAATACACCAACCAATGTAGTGGTTATTAATGGTAGTGACCTTGAGTATAATCAAAAAACTAGTAATGTATTTTCAGTAAATGCTTCAAGCGTTGTTACTGATGCAAATGCTTCTGGTGTTGTTATATTAGGTGGCGACTATTTTGATAGTTTAAGCAATGTATATGTAACAGCTAATCACGAATTTAGCGGAACTAATCTATATGGAGTTACAATTCAAGGTAATAAAGCATTAGTAACAAATAAATTTTCAAGAGTAGTTGCTAATTCATTTGAAAACAATTCAACAGATTTAGGTCAAGTACAAATAGAAGACATTCAATTGTTTTACCATTTTCTAGATGGTTCTTTAAATTTTCCTTTATTAAATTCTCAAGGAGAAAGTCAAGTTAAATTATTAAGTAACTCATCTTATTTCTTTGAATTAAAAATTGTTTCCGTATCAAATGCAGTTACTTCATCTAATGGTAACTATGTAGAATATATAGGTGGTTTAATTTGCGTTGACAGTATAGGTAATGTTACAATAGACCAAGCCGTTATTAAACAATACGGACAGCATACATCTGGCAATTATACTATTTTAAGCAATGCAGCAAACACAATAGAATTTATTGTAGAACCTGATGCTTCAACAGGGGTTGAGTGCTGGGTAAAAGCAGATTTAAAATTAAATTGCGTAACTTCATAAACTTTTTTTTTAACCATAAAACACAATACACGATGAAACAAGTAGTATTAAACGAAGAACAATTAAAAGCTTTAGATGCTTTCTTACAAGAGTTACCAATGAAGTACGGTGCTCCAATCGTAAACTTCTTAAACGAGGCTATCAAGTCTCAAGAAGCTGAAGCAATCAAAGCTGAGTAATTATAAAGGGGGATTAAGTTCCCCCTTTTTAAAAATTAAAAACTATGAAAAAACTAATAAACTTTATCGCAGGTTTCTTTTTAGACAAACCAGATGCTCCTTCTATGAAGCGTTTAATCGCTTTGTTCTTAGGTATTCTTTTAGGTGTAACCCTATACCATAACAGCTTTAGTGAGCAACACGTAGCTCCTTCTGAAGCTTTAGTATATTCAGTAACTTTATTGATTGCTGCCCTATTGGGTTTAAAAGTAGTTGAGAAAGCTATTGACGGATATTTTGGAAAGAAAAACGGAACTGATGGCGACAACGAAGAAACCAGTAACTAAGAAGACAGCAACTAAAAAAGTAGTTGATACTGCTTCAGGTGCTGTTAAGTTACCTGTTAGTTTCAACCAATTTAGAAAGTACCCTATTGCAGCGGTAGCTTTTCTTTGTGTATTTGGTATTATATATGTATACAAGGATATGAAGGCTGGGTCAAGCAAGGGGATAGATAACTGTATTGAAGATAACCGTAATCTTCAAAAGACAGTAGACAAAAAAGATTCAATCATTTATAACATCATAGCTCAACAAGCCATTATCAATGCAACCAAATAAAATAGGATTAGTAATTATTCTAACAATACTTGGGTTAATATTTATAATGTTAACTTCTATTGTAGCCCAGAAAGCTATTAGGCCTCACCCAGTAAAGGGTTGGCATAATATGAATATGGACTCTATGGTTATGGTAACTGTAAAGAAGAATAGTGCTTTTATTGAAAAGCGTGTGGGCGAATTGAAACATGCAGAGAAAGCTTGTGATAGCTTTAAAGAAGTAGTAACTGAATTGAAACAAGAAAATAAAAAGCTAAATGAAAAAGTTAACGGTACTGATGATGATGCTATTGGTGAGCCATTTGAGCTTAAGCCAATCGTATCCAAAGACAAAGATAATTAATGGGGATACTGTAGTGCTTTTATTAAAAAGCCAAGCAGATGATATTAACACTAAATTTTACAACTACAATGAAAAAATTAATATTCAAAAAAATCAAATCGATAGTCTTTTCTTATTTATCAAAACTTCAGAGTCTGATAAAATAGATAGCTTGAGAGAGCAATTGAGTATAGCTATTACTGCTAATAACCAATTGTTTGGATATAACGAAGGGTTAAAAAAAGCATTTGAAGATATGAGTAATTCATTGGATAGTGCTTTAATGAGACGAGCAAGATATATAAAACGTAAATACATATTTGATAATTACTAATTATGGCAACAGCTAAACCTAAATCAAAAGTAAACCAAGCAGGCAACTACACTAAACCTTCTATGAGAAAGTCTTTGTTTGAAAAAATTAAAGCAGGAAATAAAGGTGGTAATCCTGGTCAATGGTCTGCTCGTAAAGCACAAATGCTTGCTAAAGAATATAAAGCTAAAGGAGGAGGGTATAAGTAATGGCTATAGCAAAATCACAAAAGTCCTTAAAGGATTGGACAGAACAAAAGTGGATGACATCTGGTACTCATGCCAATAATAAAAAAGGTTCATCTAAAGAAGTAAAGTCGGAAGGAAAGAAAAGATACTTACCAGAGAAAGCTTGGTCTTCTTTAAGTAAAGGAGAAAAGGCTGCAACTAATAAAGCAAAGGCAGAAGGTACAAAGAAAGGAAAACAGTTTGTATCCCAACCTAAATCAATTAAACAAAAAACTAAAAAATTTAGATAAGATGATTAATAAAGGAAAAGAAAAGTTTGCAGGTTATAACAAACCTAAAAGAACTCCAAACCACCCAAAGAAAAGCCACGCTGTATTAGCAAAAGAAGGCACTAAGGTTAAGCTTATCCGCTTTGGACAACAAGGTGTTAGTGGTGCTGGTAAAGCTCCTAAGACTGCTTCTGAAAAAGCAAGAAGAGCATCTTTTAAAGCTCGTCATGCTAAGAATATTAATAAAGGTAAAATGAGCGCTGCTTATTGGGCTAACAAAGTTAAATGGTAAAATATGACGGCTATCCACGAGTTTCAATCTACTATATGGGTTGATACTCCCCATGGAGAAGGTATCGCAATCTTAATTATAGACTATGGAATACATCAAAACACAATATGGGTGGTGGCAAATAAGAACGATGGAAGAGTTCGCCATTACGATTCAAATGATATTCAACTTAGTACAAACCATACATTAAATTTAAATGGCAACAAAGTTAACACCTAAACAAATAAAGGCACTATTAAAAAATATGCCAAAGCCAAGTCTTGGAACAATAGATATTAGTTCTACAGAAGTAGATACCCCTGTATATGAATTGGCTAAAGCCCCAGAATCTAAACCTTTAGGGAAAGGTAAAATATCTATTGAAGATTTAAGAAAGGTTAGAGCAACTACTCAAAAAGAAATTAACCCTAATAAAGATTTAGTATCAGGTGAATTTAATAGAGATGTAGTTCAGCATGTATTAGATGCAGCTAAAAGATATAACTATGACCCATATACTGCATTGGCTGTAGCTTTACAAGAAAGCCAATTAGGTAATAAAGATTTTAATTTGGGCCATATACAAGATGTGCCTACATCAATTGAATCTAAACTTCCTAAGTTAACTGAAGCAGAAAAGAAAAAAGATTTTGATGAATATCAAAAAAAGTATTCTGCTGATATGTTAGTTAGAGCATTGATGGAAAAGAAAGGTGTAGCTGAAAGATTAGGTTTAAATGATGAAGCTCAACAAATACAAGCATATAATGGGTTAGGTAGAATATACCCACAATCAGATGCAGGTTATCATGGATACAATATGGCTAAGATATATGGAGTTGATTTACCAGAAGAAGGGATTGATATGAAAAAAAACCCTTTGTATGGTAAACAGATTATAGACTTGAGAGAGAATGTAATTAAGAAGAACCCAGAATTAGCAGATATTGCTAAAACATATATTAATCCTAACGCACCAGTACAACACACCAAAGAGCAATTAATGAAAATTTTTAAATCAATGAAAGGTGGCAAAACAAATAAGTAATTCAAACAAAGTAAATTTTGGAAGAAGAAAAAAAGGAAGTCCAAAAAAAACGTATAATAAACATACACCCCGTCCTAAAAAATATAGGGGTCAAGGTAAATAATATGGAAAAGAAAAAAGCAATCAAAGTCGGATTCAAAGCCTTAGCAAAAGGCGCTGCTAAAGAGTACATGAAAAAAGGTAAATCAGCAGAGAAAGCAAAAGAGATTGGTAAAGCAATCGCAGCTAAAGTCGGAATGAAAAAGTACGGCAAAGCTGGAATGATGAAAAAAGCTATGGCTGGAAGAAAGGCAATGGCTAAGAAAAAGTAAATTAAAATACGCAGGATACGGATAACTTCCGTATCTTTGCGTATAACAACAAATCACAAACACACACAACAATGATTAAACACCCAATAGGTAACAAGGTTTTTATAACCTTGCCTAACGCATTACAAGAAAAAATCAAAACAGAAAGTGGGCTTGAGTTATTTATTGATGGCTCATATAACCATGAGGATTGGTCAACCGTAGAAGGTGTGGTCCATTCTGTTGGAAGAAGATGTAAACTTGATTTGCAGAAAGGAGAAACAGTTGTTATTCATTATTTAGTTACATCTCAGTTCTTTACAAATGGTGATGATAGGACATATCTTAATGTAAAGTATTATGATGGGGAAGTTGTTTGGGAAGCTGATGAAGATATGATATTGGCTAGAAAAGTTGGTGACCATTGGGAAGGAGTAGGTAGATGGGTTGTATTAGAAGATATAGAAGAAAAAGCAAACCCTAAATCATCTCTTATTATTATACCTGATAGTATTAGTTCAAAGAAAAGAAAAGGTTGTGGTTTATATAATGGTGGAATATTAGAGCTACCTAAAGAAACTATATGTCATTTTAAAGAAGAATTTAGAGCGTATTATAGATTCCCAGATGGAAAGGAAAGAATGATTTTAAGTTCAGAATTAATCTATGGCTATGAGTAGATATACTAAACAGCAAATAGCTAAAATGGTTATAGACCCTAATACCCAAGATATGATTGCTGCGTATCCTAGGTTAAATGATATATTGCCAAAACAAAGCTTTACAAAAGATATAAATAAACAAATACAATACATGGCTTGGGTTTATGACTATAACTCCCCAGCTGTAAAAGAGTTTAGTGATATAACTAGAAGAAAAGAATGGGCTAAGCAAACAGTAGGTTTAACAGAAAAACCTAACTTTGAGTTGATGCTTAACTTTACAAGGTATGTTATCAATAGCCGTGTATGGACGCTTATTTGTTCATTAGAGGCAACATTTGAAGAATATGCTGAAAGGGTTAATAAAAGAATTGAGGACCAGGAAGGTGGCAAGGAAATAGATATATTAAAGGCAGTAGAAATTAAAAACAAACTTATTAATCAAATGGACGAAATGATTAATAAGATAGAGGCATTATATAACAAGTTATTCTCTGGGGATACCGATGCTATGGACGAGTTTGATGAGTCAAGGAAATTTACTCCAGAATACATAGCTGCTCAAATGAAGAAGAAATGATAAAGAATGTAGGTGGTAAATCAGAAAACATACAAGGGTTGATATGTAACCTTCCTAAAGAAGGATATGTATACAATCCATATACTGGTGACTACCAAGATGTAGGTGTTGAAAGGCGAGCAATTAAATATGACAATTGCTATTGGGAAATAGACAAGCGTTGGGAAAAGTTTCCAATATGGGAAAAAGAAGAAGCAGAAAAGCAAAAGCAAGACCCTAGATATATCCACCCAGATTTAAAAGAATTTAAAGAGTATTGCTGGATACGTAGAATAGGTGGCCATTGGTTTATGAATAATAATAAACCTACCTATATAACAGGCACACATTGGTTTTACCTTTCTTGTTATCACCTTGATATTGGGTTGCCTAAATATAGAAAGGTAGATAGAGATTTCTTTTATGCATGGCAATATACCGTAGAAGATGAAAACGCATTTGGGTTATGTGAAACCACTAAACGTCGTAGTGGCAAAACCTACAGAGCAGGTGCTATTGCATTAGAACAAACAACTAGGTCAGAAAACTTTTGGACAGGTATCCAATCTAAAACAGATGACGATGCTAAGTCGGTATTTAGGAAAGCAATAGTTAACCCATTTAGAAAGTTGCCTTCTTTTTTTAAGCCAGTATCAGATATGCCTAACACAGGTAAAGTTCCTGCTACAGGGCTTAAATTCCAAAGTGGTAAGGTAGATATAGATGGCGAAGAGTTAATGTCAGGAATAGACTTTAAATCGTCAACAGAAGGTGCTTATGATGGACAGAAGCTAGGTTTCTATATAGCCGATGAAGCAGGTAAAACAACTCTTGTAGATATCAATAGAAGATGGAACGTAGTTAAGTATTGTTTAATGGACGATGAAGGGCGTATTATAGGCAAGTCTCTCCATACTACAACAGTAGAGGAAATGGAAGCTGGTGGCAAACCTTATCTACAGATGTGGAAAGGGTCTGACCAAAATACAAAAGAAGGAAGAAGAACCCAGTCAGGTATGTATAAGTTTTTTACTCCTGCTGATGAAACTCGTCATATAGATAAATTTGGAAACGCTAATAAAGAATTAGCGCGTATGGATATATTAGAAGAAAGAAAAGCATTACAGAATGACCCAAGAGCTTTATCTTCTGCAAAAAGAAAAGAACCATTAGATGAAAAAGAAGCGTTTCAAACAGATGCATCAACTTGCGTATTTAATCCTATTCTTTTAAACGATAGGTTAGATATACTTAAGTGGGCTAAGAAAAAAGTAGTTACTGGTAACTTACAATGGGACGATATGAAACGTGACGGTACTGTTACATTCCATGAAAACCCAAATGGTAAATTCCAGATAATAGAGTTTCCTGACCAAGTTAACAATGTGACTAGAAAAGGGGATATTGCATTTGCTCAAAACAAACATATGTATTGTGGGGGTATTGACCCTTATGACCATGTGAATGTAAGTAAAGGTCATGAGTCAAGAATGTCTAATGGGGCTTTATGTATAATGAAAAAGTCTAATCCATTAAGACAAACAGATGCTGATAATGCTCCTGTATTGTTATATGTTGCACGTCCTAGCCCAGAAGTATTTTATGAGGATTGTTTGATGGCTCTTCATTATTATGGTTGCCAAGCACTTATAGAGAACAACAAGCCAGGGATACTCCATTACTTTGAAAAAAGGGGTTATACAGACTTTTGTTTTAAAGTTCCAGGAAAAGATAAACCAGGTATTGCAGCTACCCTTTCAAACAATATATACATAGCTGAACTAACGGACCAATATATCAATGATAACATAGATAATATTTGGTACGAGCAGATACTGGAGGATTGGTTAGGGTTTAGTCCAGATGACACGACTGAGTATGACGTAGCTATGGCTGTAGGGTATGCATTAATGATGATGTATAACCCACAATTTAACCCTAAAAGAAAAGAAGTTAAAACTGAAAGGATAGAAGACTACTTTAGTTTTTATAAGTCAAAAGGTACTAACCGCCTATTTGGGAAGTATTTATAACGTATTATCTAATGTAAATTAAACTTAATTGCTGAGATGGCAGAAATAGTATCAAGTGTCGGTGTAAATTTTCCAGACGAAAATATTGACCCAAAAAGAAAAACCGAGAAACCTTTTTTATTACAGTATTGTAGAGCTGCATATTCGGCTTATGGGGATACTCCATTTGGTTCAATAGGTTGGAGAAGCCGAGACAAATACGAATGGGTTAAAACCTATGCGCGTGGTTCTCAAACAATCGACCGATACAAAAAGGTATTAACTCCTGACCAAGACCCTACAAATAACACATTAGTAGTAGATTGGTCGGTACTTCCTATTATTCCTAAGTTTAGAAGAATAGCTTTAGGGTTATTAGAAAAACAAAATTGGGACGTTCAAATAGACCCAATTGACCCATTAGCACAAACAGAATTAGAACAGCAAATTACTATGATGAAGATGAAGGCCTCTATGAGAGAACTTCAAAAAGAAGTCATGGGAGAACAAGCTGAAATACCAGCTCCTATACAACCAGGAGAAGGAGAACCAGAGGATATTGATGGTATTAAAATATATGAGATTGGGTTGCGTCATAAAACTGCTATGGAAGCAGAACAAGCAATTGAATTAACATTTAGCCAAAATGATTATGAAAGCCAACGCAGACAAACTTTACAAGATTTGTTTGACTATGGTGTATCTGCATATAAAGATTACAGAGATGGTGAGTTAGTAGGATTTAGAAGAGTTGACCCAAGAAGATTAATATTAAGCTATTGTACATATCCTGACTTTAGAGATTTAAGATATGCAGGAGAAATATTAGAAGTTCCAGTAGCGCAAGTTATTCAAATGTCTAATGGTGAATTAACCAATGAAGACATTGAGATGATTTACAAATATGCTTCTACAAACCAATGGAGACCATCTACCCCAGTAGGTAATGCTTACTATGGTAGTTATTCTGACTTTTGGAATAGAGGTAAAGTACAAGTTTTAGATTTAGAAATTATATCTGCTGATGAGTTAGTTCGTGAAGAACGAATTGACAGAAGAGGAAATACTATTTTTGGAAGAGCTTCATATGATGACTATAATAACAAGAAAGATAAATATAAAAGAAAGCAAGTACAAGGTGTATATAGGGCTAAATGGATTGTTGGTACGGACATCATATTTGACTACGGAAAGCAATACGATATTAAACGCGACCCAGTTAATATGGCTCGTGCTAAATCAAGTTACCACATAAATGCTTGTGACTTTTTTGATATGAAAACATTCAGCCGTATGGAAGCTATTATTCCTTACGCTGATGCAATACAATTAGCTTACTATAGATTACAGCATGAATTAAATACATCTGTACCTAAAGGTTTTAACATTAACCTAGCAGCATTAGAAGAAGTTAGTTTATCTGGTGGTGGACAAACAATGAAACCATCTGATATTATTGATTTGTATTTACAACGTGGGGTATTAGTAAGTCGTTCTACTACATTTGATGGTAGACCAAATCCTCCAGCAATACAAGAATTACAAGGTGGAACAGGTGGAGCTATAGCTGAATACTGGAATTTAATTAACCAAAACCTTGACATGATACGTCAAACACTTGGGTTAAATGAATTAACAGATGGCTCTACTCCTAACCCTAAGTTATTGACTACTGTTGCTCAGTTAGCAGCATCTGGTACTAATAACGCACTTAGCGATATTATCTATTCAGACAAACAAATTACCCAGTCATTATCTGAAGCTATTATCATTAGAATACAAGATATAGTTAGAACAACTAATGGAGATGCTATAGCTGAATCATTAGGAAGAGGAACAGTCGATTTATTAAAAGTTTCTCCAGATATTACTAAATACACATTTGGCATTTCTATTGTTGATAAACCTACAGCAGAAGAAAAAGCTAAATTAGATGAGTTAATTAAAGTAGCATTACAACAAGGTCAATTAGACATTAGTGATGTTATTAGATTAAACAACATACAGAATATAAAACAAGCTGAATTGTTCTTAGCTTATAAAGTTCGTAAGAACATGGAAAGAAAACAACAAGAAGCTTTACAAATGCAACAGCAAAATGGTCAGATTCAACAGCAATCTGCAATGGCTGCTGAACAAGCTAAACAACAAACTGCTCAGTTACAAGCTCAGATTGATATTCAGTTAGTACAAGCTAAAGCAGAAATGGAAGCTAAACTAATTGAATTACGTGGTCAGTTTGATTTAGAAAGAGAAAGAATTGCAGCAACTGGTAGAGTTGAGTCTTCATTTGTTCAAGCGAAAGAAAGAGATGCAGCTAATATTAGAGATAATAAAACTAAGTTATTGCAAGACGATAAGATGGAGAACATGGGAGAAATTGATGTTCCAGCAGAATTAGAATCTAGGGTTGCACCAGAAACAGCAGGTGGACAGCCATTAGATTTAAGTGGAGCTGATATAAACTTTGCAGATGAACCAACACCAGAAGAGCAAGCTATGGCACAACCAGGCGCTCAAATGGGAATGGGAATGGAAGAAGCTATGGGTCAACAACAAGAAATGCCTATGGAAGAAGAGCAAGTTGAAGAATCTCCAACTGATATTAGAAGAAGAATGATGGAGCAATATTTACAACAGGCTTAATAATAACGTATTATATTATCAACACACACAAAACAACATATGGAAAACCAAGTACAAGAACAACAAGTAGAGCAAGATGTTCAGAACTCTGCTCCTGTTGAAACTAGTCAAGCTCCTCAAGAAGTAGCTCAACCAATTCAACAAGAACAAGTACAAGAACAATCTCAACCGCAAAACGAGTTTCAAGAACAAACTTCTGGTTGGAAAATTAAATCAATAAATTCTGAAGGTGGTCTTTACGACAGGCAAGAAGAATATTATGAAGAACAACAACCACAAGAACAAGTACAGGAACAACCTCAGGCTCAAGCTGAACAAACCCAAGATGATGGTGTTTTAAAACTTGTACCTGAAAATTATAAACAAGATACTGCTGAAACAGCAGCGTCAAGTCAAACTGAAGAGTTCGACCCATTTGAAAAGTTAGGAGTTAAAGATGATGCTTATTTTAAAAAGCTTTATGAAGCTTACAAGAATGATGCATTAGATGAGTTCCTAATTACAACCCATACGGATTATGATGCAATAAGTGATGCAGACATTATTCGTATGCAAATTGATAGTCAATATAAGAATCTTAGCGAAGACGATAGAGACTTGATATTCCAAATGAAACTTCAGAAAGACTTTAACATCAGCGATTTGAATAGCGAAGATTCAAGAGCTGGTAAGTTAATGATGAAATTAGCTGCTCAAGATATCCGAGATGGGTTAAAACAACAGCAAGCTGAATATCAACCGCCTACCAGACCTAATGAAGTGGAGCAGTTCAAAAAGCAATTAGAACTTCAACAATTGGAAGCACAAAAACAAGTTGAAGATTTTAAAAACTACTTTACTCAAACTCCAGAGTACAAGCAATTCGAGACGAGCAGACTTGTAGAGTTTGGAGACCAAGAGAACAAAGTAAGATTTGAAATTGACAAAAGTGCTGATTTCTTAGGCGAAACCTTAGACCAACAAAAGTTCTTTTCTAAATTTGTGAAAGACGATGGCCAAGTCGATGTAGCAAAATGGCAAAGGGTTTGGGCTTATGCTAATAACCCAGGAGCAGTAGAAAAGGCTTTATTTAACTCAGGTAAAAGCGCAGGAGAAAAACGATTGTTTGATGAGCTAAAAAATACTAGAAATGATGATGGATATGTTGCTCCTCAAAAGAACAATGCATTTGTTATTAAATCTATAGATGGTAAGCCTTTCGGATATTAATAAATTAAATAACAAAATAAAACGCTAAAAAATGGCATATACTAATAACTGGACTGGACAACAGTTCAATGGCTCTACAGGAGCAACCGACAAACCTTACGTATCCGCGAATAGAACTGGTGGTACAGTAAATGGTACTAATACTGCATCTTTAATCCAATCTACTTCACTTTTAGACCAACGTGATATCTACAAACAATTAGTAGATATTCAAGATGACGCTGAGTGGTTAGATTTCATGTGGTTAGCTGGTAAAAAAGAAGCTACTTCTATGCCAACTTACTACTCTTTCTTCAATGACAAATTATACAAACCAATTAACATTGTTACTGGTTATTCTTCTGCAGCTGGTGGAAACTTAGTTTTAGATGCAGCTTCTTATGATTTCGTTGTAGCTGGTGACTTATTACGTTGTGCAAACGGTGTTGTTCGTGTAACTTCTAAAAATGGTTCTAACACAATTACTGTTGCTTCTGTAACTGGTGCTTCTTTCGCTGTTGCTAATGCAACTGTAGCTTCTGCATTCTCTAATGCTCAAGTTGAAGGTTCTGACAGACCACAAGCTCGTCGTTGGTTAGTTGGTAAATTGGGTAACCAAACTCAAATTTTCCGTAATGCATTGCAAATTACTGACGTTCAAAACATGTCTAAAGTTGAGATTGAAATCAACGGAAAACCATACATCTTACCTTATGAGATGATTCAAGGTTTACAAAAACACCGTGGTGATATCTCTTTGGCTATGTGGTTAGGTGAAGCTTCTGCATCAACTTTCGCTGGTCAAGCAGTAACTGACCCTCAACAATATGCTTACCAAACTACTCGTGGTATGGATAGCTATATCAGCAACTACGGTATCACAGGTGATACTGCAACTAGAAATGTTTTCACTTTAGCTGATTTGACTTCTATCGAAGCTCAATTAATTGCTAACCGTGCTCCATTTGAATATATGATTGCTGGTTCTAATGCAACTGTTGCAACTATTTCTGACTTCTTGAAAAACTTACCAAGTGCTGGTCAAACAATCACAGCTCCAAATCCAACTAATGGTTATTACAAATCAGGTATTAACTCTGGTGTATTAACAGTTAATGGTCGTCAAATTGACTTAGAAGCTGAGAAATTCATGCATGGTGGATTTACTTTCAACTTAAAAGCGTTTAAAGTATTATCAAACCAAGAAGTTATGAACTATACTGGTTCTACTGTTCAAGCATCTGCTTACTTCTTACCAATGGGTAAAGTAAAAACTGTAGGTGGTGGAATGGTTGATTACTTCCGTTACAGATATTTACCTCAACCAACTCCTGGTCAAGGTTCTTCTGAAACTGCTGAAATCATGACTGGTGGTCTTGCTCCTACTCCTACTAACCAAGAGATGAACTTAACAACTACTTGGACTTCAAACATGGGATTAGAAGTATTTGCACCAAGCAAATTCGCTAAAATCCAAGTTGGTAATGCAGTAGCATAGTCAACTAATTAAGATACAGGGGGTAGCAATACCCCCTTATTTTAATAACAATAAATCTTACACACACAAAAACACATACACATGGCACTAAGAAGAATGGGCATCTATAATGATATTAGCCCAGAATTATTTCCAAAGCTTCCTCCAAGGGGAACAAAAGTAACCTATCGTTTTTTAGAAACTTATGAAGACCCTTTTTCTGACGATGGAGTTCCAGTTTACAAAGCTACATTATTAATCCCTCCTATGTCAAGAACATTTGACCCTATTAAATCTGATTGGGTTGAAGTTGGTATGGTTGGTGGATTAGATATGTTTGGTAATCCAGAGTCAAGAACTATTCGTAGAGAGTGGGTTAAACCACAAGAGAATGGTGGTTATATGGTATTAACTATTGGTAATTCTAAAGATGATGAGTTATATCAATATTTAGAATTGGCTTCTTTCAATGCAGCTAACCCAAATAGAGATACTACAGTTAAAGCAATATTAGAAAAAGTAGACTTTGAAGCAGAAGCTAAAGAAGCACGTAATGAAATGAAATCTCGTCTTGAAGCTGTTAGAAAAGCAATGGCATTAGACTCTAAAGATTTAGCTCGTTATGCTTCTATCTTAGGTTTTGATATAGATGAAACAGAAGAAGAAATTAGATTTAATATAGAAAACTTTGCTCATGAAGACCCATTTGATTTCTTAGATAGAATGGAAGATGAATCATTTGATATTGAATCATATTGTTCATTAGCATTAGATAAAAAAATAATATTTATATCTAAAGAAGACAGCAGATTGAAATGGTCTGACACTAAAGGAGAAATTGTTAAATTAGTTTCTACTGAAGATGAAGGAGCAATTACAGCTTATACAAATTTTGTTACAAGTAATAAAATAGGTAAAGAAGTTCATGCTGAATTAGTTAGATTAGTAGATGGTGTTGGTATTAAAAAACCAATGCCTAAGAAGTAGTTGTTGTGTTGTGTAAATCCTATAGCCCTCTTTTTAGGGGGCGATTAGGTATCACCAACTTAATATGTTAAAGCCTCCTTTATAGGGGGCTTTTAACGTATTATATTGTCATAATTAGATAGAATGTTTGATAAATTGAAAGGTCTTGTTCCTCAGACCCTTATAGATGATATGGTTTCTCATGAAATTAATACACCATTAAGAGCAGCGCATTTCTTAGCGCAAGCAGCTCATGAGTCTGGTGGGTTTAAATTCAAATCAGAAAACTTAAACTATAGCAAAGAATCTTTGTTAAAAGTGTTTCCTAAATACTTTACTGCAGCATCTGCTGAAGGATATCATAGACAACCAGAGAAGATTGCTTCTAGGGTTTATGCTAATCGTATGGGTAATGGAGATGAAGCAAGTAAAGATGGTTGGAAATATAAAGGTCGTGGTTATATTCAATTAACAGGAAAAGATAATTATAAAGCATTTAGTGAATGGGCAAAAGAACCAACTATATTAAGCAATCCTGACCAAGTAGCTGATGATAAATATGCAGGGTTAAGTGCTATATGGTTTTGGAATAAAAATGGTTTGAGTAAAATTGCTGATACAGATAACTTACGTGATGATAAAACATTGATTAAAATTACATCAAGAGTTAATGGTGGAACTCATGGACTTGCTGACAGATTGGAAAGATTTAATGACTATAAAAAGATTTTACTCTAATGGAAGTATCTAATCATGACTCTTCAACTAACCATTATTGGTTATTAGCAAGCTTGTTTTTAAATGTAGCTGCTAACCTAGACAAGACTAATGTAACATTTATATTAGGTGTTATTGTATCCATACTTGCTATAATTAACTATGTTATCCAAATTAAAAAGAACCTTAAAAGAAAGAAATAAATTATGGGTACTAAAGCTATTTATATATTCTTACTGGGCGCTATTATTGGCGTGTTATATTCTTGTAGCCCTGTTAAGAGAGTGCTTAGCAATCCCAAATATTATGCCGAAGTTAAGAAGCAAGTTATCCTCAATGGAGAATGCGTTAATGACACAATTACGGAAGAAATATTTAAAGATACAATAATTTATAAGGATACAGTTATCCACGACAGTTTTAAAGTTAACATGCCTATGGAGTGCTATTTAGACACCATAGTAAACGATTTTAGCGTGTATTTAGAAAATGGTAACCTTTGGGTTAAATGGTTAGGTCAAGTGCCTACAAGGACCATTAATAAGCAAACAACCCACGTTGTAGTGGATAGGGCAAAAGAAGCTATACTTATTGACTCTTGTTCTAACCAATCTAGAAAGATATATGAGTTAGAAAATGAGTCCAAAAGAAAAGGTTCTATTATATTTAAACTATATATTGGCTTGGCAGCTATTCTGTTATTTATGTTAAGAAAGCCAATAATGAGACTGATTGGGATAGTATAAAAAACGTATTATATGATAAATACGTTTAAATGCAAAACGGTCAAGACTTATACAATTTCATAAACTTTATTGCCGATAAGAACCGTAGAGGTTATTTATCTCCAGATGAGGTTGCTCAAGCGCTTTCTTCTGGGCAAGTTGATTTATGGAATTACTATTGGGGATTACCTCAAACTGCATCTGGTATTAAGAATGGTGCACCTAATCCTGATTATGGTTCTTCTCAATTAACATTAGATGCCTTAAGTAGCTTTAGAAGAAAAGTACTAAAAACAACTAGCCCAACTGGGGTTATATATCTTTATAATACTGGTCAACCTACTTATAATATTACAGACTTAGGACACTTTATTGGAATGATGAAAGTAGATGCTTCTGGCAATATATACAATATCGACCAATATCTTAATTCAGAGATTGTAGATGTATTAAAATCAACCCTTTATCCTGTAGATGCTGCTAATCAAGTATTTGTATTTGAAGGCGATACAATGCAGTTATATCCAAGAACTCAACTTCCTGCTCCTTATCAAGCAGAAGTTCAATATATAGCTATGCCACAAGATGTTGCGTTTAAGTACACAACCGCTGGTAATAGCTTAACTATTTTACCGCAAGGTCAAATTAAACAAATCAATATTAACTATGGTGGTTCTGGTTATACAGTAGCTCCAACTATTGCAATATCTGCACCAGTTGATGCTGATGGCAATGCAGTTCCTAACGGTGTTGCAGCAACTGCTACTTGTGCTATTACAGGTGGTGTTATTACATCAGTAACAATTACTAACCCTGGGTATGGTTATAAATATCCACCAACTATTACATTAACAGGTGGTACACCAACTAATGCAGCTGTGCTACAAGCTATACCAGCTTTAGACCCTCAGTTCGACCAAGTATATTGGGTTGAATTAGTTGCTCGTTCTTTACCTTATATAGGCGTAAACTTGTCCGCTCAAGAAGTACAAGCATTGGCAGTTCAACAATTACAATCTGTATAATGACAACTAAAAGCCAATTAATAGAAAGAGTAAGAAGAATACTATCTGGTGGTTACCCAAGCAATCGTGATAGGGTTAAAGATGCTGAGATTGAAAAGCAATTAGAGTCAGCAATAAATAGATTATTAAAAGTTGAGATGTTTAATATGACTTATAACGTAGATGGTATGACTATACCTGATGGCGTTATGTTAGGTACATACGAAAACATTCAATTGACACAAGGGTTAAATGATACTTGTTCTGCATTGTTACCTGTAACACCTATGTATCTTCCAGAGAAAATGGGAGTATTTAGTGTGTATCCAAGTAACTATCCAGAGGCAGAGTTTATTCCTATTCCTTCTGGCCAATACTATATACTTCAACAAATCAAAGAAATCAATTCTTTATTAGGTAGAGTACCTTATGTATGGGACGGAAGAAAATTAACAATATACAGAGATTTAATTGGAGATGGTTTGTATACTATTGATGTTAAGTTAGCAGTTGCTGACTTATCTACATTAGGACCTAATGACCCATTACCTCTTTCTCCTGAGTTAGAAGAACAAGCTATTCAAGCGTGTGCACAAATCTTCTTAGCTGAGCCTAGAACAATAAGAGATGAGTCTTTAGAAGCATCACCAGAAAATTATATAAAATAATAACAAATGACACCAAACGGAGCTTTTGTATCAATAGATGAAATTGTAAATGCGTGGCTATTCAAGAACGGGAAGACTGTTCATAGCTACGCAAAGGTGTTGGCATTTGCAGCAGAAGCTGTAAGAGAAATGTCATATACATCTATGAACTTAGTACAGCATAAAATACTTATTAGAGATTGCCAGGACTGGTGGGATTTACCTAGTGACTATTCTGATTATGTAAGTGCTGGTATTAGAGTTGGACAATTTTGGAGACCTGTAGGTGTTCGTACTGGGTTAATGCCTTTCCCTTATACAGATGGTATTGCTCAATATAACCCAAGTGAGTTTAGTGAAGTCCCAGGTGAAATGAATACATCTGGAGAATGGGTTAATTGGTTAGGCCCAGAGTGTGACCCTGCTGACTTTTGGAATACTGATTTTTATCTTGATGACTTTACAACACAAGAAAGAGTTACACCAGAATTACCAGCTAACAATGTAACAAACATTCCTACTTATAATCAATACTTGCCTTATCAAGGATTTATACCTTTCTTCTTCTCTGACTTATATAATGAGTGGGGACAAAACAAAGGTAGAGCTTTTGGGTTTGGAGATGGAAACAGAATTGATTCTATTAATATTAACGTAGAAAAAGGTATCATTACTTGCCCTTGGCATTTCCCTGGAAAAGAATTATATTTATGCTATGTTGGTATTGGTAATGTTGACTCTATGAGTATGTTGCCTAAGAAAGCACAAGTAGTTGTTGAAGCTTACATTAGTTACAAAATGGCTATTACTAAACGTAATGGTATTAGAGAAGGTGGAGCATTCAAGCAATTATATGATAATGAATTAAGATTATTAAGAGCTAAAAACGACGTACTTACTACTACTGATATTGCACGTGCAGTTTACAGAGCATTCGGTAGAACAAGAGAATAGATATGAATATAAACCAATTAAATGCTATAGTTGACCAAGCAGATAATAACCCAAGAGGACTTGTCAGTTGGATAGGTGCAAATGGGTTAAAAATGCTACAACAGTCAATCATCTCTACTCTTCGTGAGAGAGGGATTGTTACTGTTCCTAATACTACAGTATTACAATCACAAACATTTAACAATACTCCTGTATGTTATGTTATAGGTGGTGGGTTTTTTAGATGGAACGCTACTGGGACACCAAATGGAACTACTATATTTCCTGCGGCAGATGGTGGTGTATGGACATCGGAGTCTATGTCAAATGTAGGTAACTTACAACAAGTAACCAATAATGGTAATAGTACTACAAATGATATTATAGCAGCAAAGCTAATAGCAAACGACGAGGTAATGTCTGAGTTGTTTACTGTTGAGAACTCTGGTTCTATTGTTTTTGATACTGGTACTTATTCTATTAATGTGTATGCTGAGACAGCTACATCTGGTAGAAACATAAGAATACCAAATGAGAGTGGTACATTAGCTACAAGGGAATGGGTACAATCCCACCCAGTTAATAACCCAACTTACATTTACACTCAAACAACTCCTAGTTCTACTTGGACTATAACTCATAACTTAAACTCTTTTCCTTCTGTTACTACAGTTGATATTTCAAACGTACAGATAGTAGGAGATTTATCATATACAAACGTAAACCAATTAATTGTAAACTTTAGCGCGCCAGTAGATGGCAAAGCATATTTAAACTAAAAATTATGTCATACAAATTTCTCACCAACGTCGATTTGACACAGAACCAATTACTCAATGTAGTAATTGAAAAACAATCAACGCCACCTTTAAGCCCTGTAAGTGGCCAGTTGTATTATAACACTTCAAGTAACTTGTTGTTTATGTACAACGGTTCTACTTGGATTGATATCGCATCAGGCGACATTACCGCAGTAAATGCTGGTACTGGTCTTTCTGGTGGTGGTACATCTGGTGCTGTTACTTTAAACTTTAACCCAGATAATACTACTATTGAAGTAGATGGTAGTAATAACGTACGCATTAAAGACTTAGGGGTTACTACTGCTAAGTTGAATACAGATGCTGTAACTACTATTAAAATCTTAGATAAGAATGTTACATTTGCTAAGATACAAGATGTTCCTACTTTAACGGTAATTGGTAACTTATCTGGTTCTACTGGTACTCCTTCAAATGTATCTGTAGTTACTGACTTTACCAATCCTTTAAATACTAATATTCCTACTACTCTTGCAGTTAAAAACTATGTTGATACAACTGTAGGTAGCTTAGGTAACTTAGAAGGTGGATATGATGCAACAAATGCTACCTTACCTGTTGGTGCTGGTGGTACTAAGAAAGGTGACTATTGGTATGTAACTGTAGCTGGTACACCAAGTGGTGTTTCTCCTTCTGTTACGTTAGCAGTTGGTGATGTTATTATTGCAAACCAAGATAACGCATCTACTACTAACTCTAGCGAATGGATATTCTTAGAAACTAACCAACAACAAGCTACTACTACTATTGTAGGTATTACTCGTTATGCTACTGGTGTTGAGACTCAAGGTCAAACATTAAGTACTGCTGCTGTAACTCCTCAAGGTTTAGCTTCTGTAGTTGCTACAGAGACAAGTCAAGGTCTTGCAGAAATTGCTACCCAAGCAGAAACTAATACTGGGCTAGATGATACAAGAATAGTTACTCCTTTAAAGTTAGCTACTTATGTTGCTGCTACAGTTGGAGCTTTCTATGCTTTAGTAGGTGATGGTACAAATACAACTTTTACCGTTACCCACAACTTAAACTCAGCTCGAGTATTGATTCAGTTATATGATTACGCTTCAGGCGCACAGGTTATGACAGATTTAGCTATTGTAAATGCAAATCAAATATCTGTAAGCTTTAGTGTAGCTCCATCAACTAATCAATATTTAGTAGTAATACAAAAATAAACTTAATGTCATATAAATTTTTAAGTACAATATTAGGCATTGATGCCAACTTTACTGGTAACTTAGGGGTAGGAACAACTACCCCTACTAATAGATTAGACGTTATTGGTACTTCATACTTTTCAACAGATATGTATGTTGGACAAAACCACGGTATATTCTTTAATGGTAATGGTGGTTATGCAATGGGTCTGTTTAGTTCTGGCTCTGATTTGCTTTTCCAAGCAGGTGGCGCTGAAAAAATGCGACTTACAAGCTCTGGCAATGTAGGTATAGGGACAACAATTCCAGTTTCTAAATTACACATATCAGGAACAGGAACAAGTGCTTGGTTAACAATAGAAAGAACAGATAGTAATACTAACATTATAGACTTTACACAATCTGGAACTAGATTGGGTTATATTGGATATATATCAAATGAGTTATTAATTAACAATGTTAATTCTTCAAGTACTGTATTTACTACATTTAGCTTAGAAAGAATGAGACTTTCAGCTGCTGGTAATTTACTTATTGGTTCTTCTACAGATGCTGGATATAAATTAGATGTTATTGGTAGCGGTAGGGTTTTTAATAGTATGTATGTTGCAAGTAGTGCATATCCTGGTTCGTATTATACTTCATTAAGGTCTGACGCTTCAGCTAATGGTATATTACAATTTGGTAATAATAACATAAATTATATATTAGCAGGTAACACATTTCCAGGTGGGTTTTTAGTATTCAAAGTTAATGTATCTGATGAAACATTGACATCAGGAACTGAAGCTATGCGTATTACTTCTGCTGCTAATATAGGTATAGGAACAACAAATCCTGTATCTAAATTACAAGTAGATAAATCATCTCAAAGTTATAGTTCTACTACTCCATCAGGAGCTGTTGTTCTTTCTAACTTATCAGGTGGTGATGGCATACTTGATATAGGTGTAGACAGTACATATTTAGGATATATCCAATCAAGAAACATATCTAATACAACTTATTATAATTTATTATTAAATCCATTAGGTGGTAATGTAGGTATAGGCACAACAAATCCTCAAGGAAATTTAGATATATATCAGCCTTCTAATCCTTCATTATTTATTAGAGATAATTCATCTATAATAAGATTATTGCCTTTTGGAGGTATTACATATTTTCAAACTGCACAAGCTTTATCATCTGGTTCAACAACAGATTTGTATTTTACTGGTATGTATGGCACTCCTGTTAATATGGTTATTAGAGGGAATGGTAATGTACTAATTGGCACTACTACAGATGCAGGTTTTAAACTAGACGTTAATGGTAATGGTAGATTTAATGGCGCAGTAATTACAACAAGTGCTGTAACTACAAATCAAACAGGTGGTCAATTTGCATATCAAGGTTCAAGCGTTACACAGGTAGGAGCTTGGGGTGCAAACTCATCTACAAGAGGTATATTAAGTTTTTATTTAACTGACTCAAATGGTACTATAGGTAATGAGTATGCTCGTTTAACAGACTCATCATATTATGTTATACCTACAACTACATTAAATTCTTTATCTGGTTCTGGTACTCGTATGGTAGTAGCAGATGGTTCAGGTACATTATCTACTCAATCTATACCTACTGGTACAGTTACAGGTTCTGGTACTACTAACTATGTATCTAAATGGTCAAGTAGTTCTAGTTTGACTAATAGTTTGTTATATGATAATGGAACTAATGTAGGTATAGGTACGTCAAGCCCTGCATATCTTCTTGATGTAGCAGGAGCAAGTCGTTCAGATTTGCACATATTCCGTTCTAATCAATCTGCACCTACTGCTGATGCGTTTATATTTAGACCTACTAATAATACTATTGCGTTAGGAACTGCTAATACTGAGCGTATGCGTATTGACGCTGCTGGCAATGTAGGTATAGGAACTAACAATCCAACTACTTCGTTAGACATTAATGGAAGTGCAGGTATTACATATAGCAACTATTTATATTTTGGTCATAATACTTCAACTATTGGTTCTTGGCAAACAAGAACATATGCAAATGGTGGCTATCAATATTACAATGCTTATGGATTTATATTCAATAATACAGGATATGGTTCATTAAATTTTATGACCATTAATGGAGGTTCTGGTAACATATTAATTAATACAACAGTAGATAATGGAACTAAATTAAATGTTAATGGATTAACTCAATCTAATAGCTATATAGATTCAAGCAATACAAGAATCACTAGCCCAGAAGGTGGAGCATATACAAGTTACGGTAATACTACTGGTGCTATTAAAATTAAGCTTCCAGTCGCTACATATAATAGCTCTACAATGATGTATTTTACAGTTAAAATATATCAATACTATACAGGGTTATCTTATGAATTACAGATAGGTGGTTACAATTATAGTGGAGGAGATTGGTACAATGTATTTGCTACTAACCTTACTGATGCAGGAAATCAATTAAGAGTAAGATGGGGTAATGATGGTTCGTCTAATTGTGTATGGATTGGAGAAACAACTGATACTTGGTATTATCCTCAAATAGGAGTTACAGATATCCAAGTTGGGTTTAATTACACAAAAGACTTTGCTACTGGCTGGCAAGTATCATTGGTAAACTCTTTTGATACGGTACAAGTACAAAGATATGCAGCTCAAGTTATTACTTCTAATAGTATATCTTCATATGGTATAACAGGTAGTGGTACTACTAATTATATCCCTAAGTTTACTGGTTCTACTACTATCGGTAGTAGTATTATATCTGAAGGCAGTAATCTTATAAATGTTGCAGGAAAAATTTCAGCAACAGGTTTGGATTATAGTACAATAGCTGTACAAAGTGGTTCTGCTCAATTAAAATTAGAAAGAACTGCTACAAGTGCAGGTTATATGTATATTGGTGCAGACGATAGTGGATTTAAAGTATTTGATTCGTCATTTACTCCTCGTTTTATAGTTACATCAGGTGGAAACGTAGGTATAGGTACAACAAGCCCTACAGCAAAATTAGATGTATATAGAGGATTACAATCAGATACTATAACTAGAGCTAATGCAGCTGCTTATTTTTGGGGTTCTGATATAGGTTTAGCTATAGGACAATATGCATCAGGTCCCTATGGAACTTGGTTGCAATCTTTAAAATATGATAATAATGCTGCTTTCCCTCTTTCATTAAATCCATCTGGAGGGAATGTTGGTATAGGAACTTCAAATCCATTTGAAAAGTTACAAATAACAGATGGTGATATTTCTATAAGAAGCACAACAAATGCTGGAACTTGGGGTTCATTAAGATTTGGAACTACAGATGGTGCATATGCTAATGCTTGGGCAGGTTTAGAATCAGACGGACAAGGCATTGGAATAAATGTAGCTAATCTTAAGTTTTATACGTCATATGGTTCAATATCTGAAAGAATGCGTATAACACCTACTGGTAATATACTTATAGGTACTACTACAGATTCTGGAGAAAAATTACAAGTAAATGGTCAAGGTACAATTAGTGGTTCTTTAACTATAGGTATGACTCCTTCTCCTTTTTGGAATGCTAAATTTAAAGATTATGCAGATGGAAGTGGTATATATATAGGTTCTATCCAAGCAGGTGGTTCTAAGTATATTGCTGGTGAATCTTATTACAATAATTCTGGATATTGGTATAGTGATAAAACTACTGCTACTAATATTAATTTAGATGGAGGTGTAATGAGATTTTATACCGACAGCGGTTTAACGCCAAATACAAATTTTATTCCTACAGAAAGAATGCGTATAACTACGAGTGGTAATGTAGGTATAGGTGCTTCAGGCGGATTTAATGCAGTATCAGGAACAGAAACTACTTTGAGTATTGCAAATAGTAATATAGCTTCTATATATTTAAATTCTACATCTACAGGAAACAAATATGCAATATATAGTTCAGCTGGTGGTACTTTACAAATTAATAATATAACACAAGGAACGTATCCATTTGCTGTAGCAAATTCTGGAAATGTACTTATAAATACCACTACAGACGCTGGTTACAAATTAGATGTTAATGGTGCTGATGCTAGATTATATAGTGCAGGTCAAGCGGTATACACTATAGAAAGAGGGGGAAGTGGTTATGCGACTGCTATTAACTATAGAGAAGGTTTTAACACATATTGGTATTCTGGTATGCTTGGTGGTAGTTATAATTATCACATTTATGATTCTAATTATGGTATTAATAAATTAAGTATAACTCAAGGTTCATCTTGGGGTGTAGGAATTGGTACAACAAGTCCTAATGGACAATTAGAAGTATTTACCTCTAATTATCAAAGATTTTCTGTAAGTTATCCTTCTACATATGTAACTAATTTAGGCATTGGTGGTCAAGCGTCAATTCAACAAGATGCTGGTAATGAAATCCTTTCTATAACACAAAATTATGGGGGAGGTAAAATAACATTTAATGCAGGTGGTGGAGTTGAGCGTATGCGTATCAACTCTAATGGCAATGTAGGCATAGGAACAGCAAGCGCTGTAGGTAGATTAACAGTTAAAGAAGTATCTACTTCTTGGGAATTAAATACAGATGCAGATTATGTTTATCAGTTAGCATTTAATAGAGATACAAGTGCTTATAAAATATTTCAATTTAGAGGAAGTGCATTTACTTTTGCTCCTTATGATGTAGAAAAAGTTAGAATAGCAGGAACTGGTAATGTACTAATAGGTACATCAACAGACGCTGGGTACAAATTAGATGTTAATGGAACAGTTAGATTTACAAGTGGTGCTAATAGTGTTGCATTTTTTGACTATTATTCTTGGGCTATAAATGCATTAAAAAGCGATTTATCTTCTGGTACATCATTAGCTTACTTACTAGGAAAAGCTAATTCCAATAACAATAGTGCAACAATTATATACAATCATTCATCTGATTTTAGTTCTAGCAATTATTTAGGTTTAGGTTTCTATGGTAATGATAATCTATTAAAGGTATATGCTTCAGGTAATGTTCAAGCTAATACATTAGCTGGTTCTGGAACTAGAATGGTGGTAGCAGATAGCGCAGGTACTTTATCAACCCAAGCAATACCATCACCTACAACTAAATCATTTGGTGCTTTCCAAGAAGATACAACTCAAACAGCTGCTTCTAGCAATACAGGCTATGGGGTTAAGTTTACGACACCAGATATTAGTGGTCACGGAATAAGTGTAGTAGCTGACCCATTTGGAGACCGTACTTATATCTTAATGAGCAATGGTGGTTTCTATAATATCCAATTCAGCTTACAATTGCAAAATACAGACGGACAAATAAAAGATGTTACAATTTGGTTAAGAAAGAATGGTAATACTACTTCTGATGACATTCCTGCAACAGCTGGTTTTGTATCAGTACCTAACTCTCACGGAGGTACACCAGGTACAATCATAGCAGCTTGGAATTACTTTGTAGAAGCAGCACCAGGAGATTTTTATCAATTGGTATGGTCAACTTCAGACCACACAAGAGTATCAATAGAATACTATCCAGCAGGTTCTCCACCACCAAGTGCAGCATCAGCTATATTAACAGTAAATCAAGTAGATTAATAAACCCTTAAAATCAAATAAAAATGCAAAAAGCAATCGAGCCAGTAGCAATCTGGACAAACGGACAAACAGACGAAGCAGTAGTATTAAACTTAATCTCTGTAAATGACAACTTAGAAAACTCTGCAACATTCTATTACAGCTTGTTAGGAGCAGCACCAGTAACCACTCCAGTTGAAGGAGCTACTGACCCTACTCCAACTCCTGCAATGGGTGGTGCAACTTTAACCCAAGGTAACTTAACTTTAGGTCCTGACCAATACCCAGAATGGGACGGAAGCAACGCTTGGATTCTTGATTGGGCTGCTGTTCAATTAAATTTAACCTTTGTTCCAGGAGCTGAAGTTATCTAAGTAAAGCGTATTATATAGGTAATATAAACGTATTATATACTAAATAATAGGAATAATGACAATTCTAACTTTACTTAATAAAATCTTTAATGCCGACCAGACACCTAGCAATACGGTGTCTTGGTCTGGTACTAATGGGTTGAAAGACATACAAGACGACATTGCTGAAGAACTTCGTGCTCGTGGTATGGTTGTAGTACCTACTACTATAGCTTTAAGTGCACAAGGCAAGAACAACTCTCAAAGCGCATTAGTTTTGGGTGTTGGACTTTACACTTGGCAAGCTACAGGGCCAGCTAATGGCGATTTAATTGTAGCTGCTAACGATGGTGGGTTTTGGTATCTACAAGCTACAAATGGTTATATCCCAACTGTAACAACTACTCCTGCTGCAAAATCAAATGGGGTTGTCTTGTTTTACCAAGGTGGCTCATTGAAATATGTAAAGCCAGATGCTTCTGTAAAAACTATAACTGTAACACCTTAATAAAATATGGCAACTTTAGATACTTTAAGTAATTTAATTACTAACGCAAAACAAACTCCTTCTGGTAAAGTAGAATGGACTGATACCTCATTGAAAGGTATTCAAGATGAAGTTAAACTTTTGTTCTCTCAAAATGGAGCACAAGTAACTGAAAATACAGGAACATTAAGTGTTCTAAACAATGAAAGCTCTCAATTAGCTATTGTAACAGAAGATGCTACAGTTGCTAATAATGGTCTTTACTTTTGGAACTTAACTCCAGTATCAGCTATTTTCTTTCCAGCAGGTAGCAATGGATATTGGAACATATTAGAGTTTGGTGTATTAACTGCAATTGCTGCAGGATATTTTCCATATAGTGATGGTTCTAACTTTATTCAAAGTTTATTACAACAAACTACTAATGAAATTAAAATGGTAGGTGGTAGCTTTGTTGCAAACAACTCTACTTCTTCTGGTCCATATTTCCAATGTGGTGATACTGACTCTGTAGGTAACGATGTTATATTTACTGTAGATGATAAAGTTCAAACGGTTTCTACTAAGAAAGGAGCAGCTAACAAAGGTATTAGATTAGACCTTAATGGGAACATTCATCTTGTTGGAGATTTAGATACAAGAAAACAACTTTCTATTGATGGTAATAACTCAGTATATGCATTAGGTGATGCAATTGCAACTAAAGGTCTTCGTATTGATACGGTAGCGCCAACTTACAAATTAGGTAATTACAGTACAAATGTAGGTCTTATATTAGCAGATACAACTGGTTATTTAGGAAGCTCAACAGTTAAGTTTGACTATACAGCAACTTCTTTATTTGCAGGGTTTACGTCTAACTCTTCAGGTATGACATTAACTTCATCTGCAATTGGTAGATTTGGTACTAATGAAATGCAATTGAGTTACAACAATACTACTAAAATTATATTTTTAGGTGATGCTTCTTTCCCAAGAGGTTTAAGTATTAACTCTGCGTCAAATGGTATTTTCTTAGGAGATGCAACATACGATAGAGGATTAACTTTATTTCCATCAACTGGTATTAGTATATTAGGTGGTGCTACTAACCATAGATTATTAAAAATTGACATCATAAACGAGACTTTCTTTATGGGCAATGACACAAATAATTTTGGTTTAAAAATAGATTTATTAAATCAAGTTTATACTTTAAGCGAAAGTGCAGGTGCTGGTTTAATTATGAATACATCTAATGACGCTTACAGATTAGGTAGTACAAACTATGGTGTTGATATTAATGAAACTAATGGAACATATAAACTAGGTGGTTATAACCCAGGTGTAGCTAAGGCAATTGGTGTTCATAATGCAAATAATCCTGACCCTGAATTTTATGTTGACGATGCATTAATTGATGGTACGCCAGCAAATACTCCATCTAATCAAAAAATAAGAGTTTATATACCAGGTTTAGGTATTAAATACTTGCAATTATTTGACAACTAATAAAGCTTTTTAATGGCTCAAATTACAAAACTTTTTACGAAAGGTTTAGATACTGATACGGCTCCCCATCTTCAAGACAAGGAGTCGTATTCTTCTGCTATGAATGTCCATTTTTCTTTGGGTTCTTTATTAGGCCCTAGTGATGGACAAGGTGGTGGTATGGAAAGTTATAATACAGGTGGAGATGCAGGTGTTATAGAACCATTTGCAGGTAATACAGATTGGACAAGTTTATTTACTTCGATGCCTGGGTTAAACCCATTTGTTAGTAATAGAAACTACGTTAGGGGTTATGACAAAGATGGTGCTAAATGTATTGGGTATGCAACTGATGACACAGAGTCGTTAAGTAGCAATACAAGATACATTTACTTATTTATTTATACACCTCAATATGGCAATCCTATTGAAACTGCTAACTCTTATATAGTAAAAGTGGCTTTACAATATGATGCTTCAGGTTCTAAAATAACTACAATCAAGCCAAGCCAATCATCTGTATTATTAAATGGAGAATGGGTTAATAATTCAGGGATAGATGATTTAGGGTTTTTACCTACTGACTTTATATCTGCTAGGGTTAGTGGCAATCAATTGATATTTACTGATAATAGAAACAACATTAGATATGTTGATGTAAATAAAGATTACTATACTAATAAACCTTCTTTTGAAGAGTTATCTTTAATTACAGAGCCAGGTCACGTACCTTTAACAAGTGTTAGAGGAAGTAGTGCAACTGACCCTATTATTATACAAAAGAATAACTATCAGTTTACTTATAGAATAACCAATGAGGACAACTTTATATCTGTATTAGCTCCTTATAGTGTAACTTCTTTGTCAGCTAGACAAGAAGAAATAACTGCACTATCTTATAGCTCTAATATAGTTACAATAGATTTAGATAAAGCACAGGTTATTCCTGATAATTGGAAGAAAATAGAATTTGTTGCTATTAATTTAGAGACTGCATCATATCAAGTAATTAGGGTGTTTGATAAATATGACCAAACTTCAAGAACTTATAACTTTGGATTTGGTCCAGTTAGTTATACTGATGCTCAGTTAGTAGCAGACCATAATGACCCAGGTGCTCCATTTATATTTATTACCTATCAAAATTGGAATGGTACAAATATACAATATACCTTATCATCTACAGAAGCTTTTAAACAATTTGATAGTTTACCTATAACTTCTAAAGCTTTAGAATTAGCCTCTAATAGACTATTCTTGGCAAATAATCTTGAAGGTTATAATACACCAGCAACACCTCCAGATATCCCTGCAGATGTAACTACAGGACTATATACAGCACCTACAAGTGCACAAGTATCTTGGGGTAGTTCACCAGCAGGAAATAACGGACCAATACTTGGGGGTACTCCAACTTTATTAATGGTAAGAAACCAAGGAGCTTCTACAGGATTTTATTATTGTTGTATTATAACAAGAGATTATGTTAATGGCGTAAACTATGGGTTTCCTGTAGATTGTGGTACTATAATATTTGAGCAATCAAATCCTGCAACTGTTGCTCCTGATGGAACATTGACTTTAAGTAAGTCTATTGATGGGTATAGTGGTAATTTAATTGAATTGCCCCATTACATATCTGAGAAGTCATTAATTAAATTAAATGAAACTGGAGACCCTAAACTAGAAGATGTTTATAATACTCCTGCTAGAGGAATCCGATTAAATATATTAAAAGAATTAAATGAGTTTGCAGCTAATGTAGTATTAGGCACAACTGGAGATGAATTTATATACCCATTAAGTAATAGTGTAGGTCAAAACTGTATTGTTTTAAATGCAGCTGCTTATGCATCAGGTTTAAAACAAAGAGCATTTTATCCTAACTCTTCATATGAGTATGGTATTCAGTATTACGATAGTGCTTTAAGAAAATCTGGAGTTAAAAAAATTAACTCTATTAATGTACCTACATATGAACCAGTAAATAAACAACTTTTAGAGTATGTAGATTTTGATACTACTATAACGCAAGCTGGTGGAGTAATACCTAGTTGGGCTAACTATTATTCTATATGTGTTGCAAAAAATACTAAGGCATCTAATTTTATTTCTTTCATGCCAGACATGATGCGTTTTGCTTATAAAAATGCTGATGGTGTATTGGTTTATGACCAAAATGAAACTTCAACAAAATTAGAATATTATGGGTTAGCAATTCCTTTGTCATCACTTTATAAAGATGGATTAGGATATAGCTATACGGCTGGTGATTTATGTGAATTAAATATAAAACCAACTGGTTCTTTAACTCCTGTAACATTAACTTATCCAGTTATAAATGCAATAGATGGATACGTTATATTAGGGGCAGATAGAGCAACAATGTTGAATTATATATCTGCACAAATAAATCAAATATTTTTAGACTCTTCAGCTCCATCTCCATGGACAGGTGCTAGCTTTAGCTACCCAGTCAGAAGATTTCAAGAAGAAATATTTGTAAGTATTTATACCCCTGTATTAACAACTCCTTCAGAATATGAAGTAGCAATGTTTGGAGAAATAACAAGTTCTACTACTTTTGGAACTCCATTTAATATAAGCGGAAGTCAATTATTTGGAGACACATATACTCAATCAAGAGATGCGCAAGGTGGTTCTCAAATGATGTTGAGTAAAGCACGTTATGAAATAAATCAAATCAATTGGATACATGACTTTGGCAGAATTGCACCTATAGATAATATAGGTCAAAAACAATTAACCAATTCTATTAGATGGTCTAATGTTAAATTACCTAACTCTAATGTAAATGGGTTATCTACATTTGACGCATTAGATGAAACATCTGTAGACCAATCATCAGGTCCAATTACTACTATATTCTTGTCTAGCAAAGAAGCTAACCAAGGTGGACGTATGTTGGTGTTATGTAACTCTGGTAGTTATATAGCATTAATAGGACAACAACAAATATATTCTGCTGACCAAACCCCTGCGTTAACATCATCTGCAGGTGTACTTGGTACAATACTCCCACTTACTAATCTTTGGGGTTGCATTAGCCCTCAAAGCGTTGTAGGGTACAAAGGTATTGTTTTCTGGGCAGACGCCCTTAATAGGGAAATAATACAGTTTGCTGGAGATGGGGCTTCTCCTATTAGCCAACAAAAAGCAGGCTTCCTTTGGAATCAAGTATTTAGAAACTTACCATTTGATGATAGCGCTAATAGTGCAGCTAATATTAAATGTGGTATTAACCCATACACATATGAGTTGTTTGTTACTTGCCCTAACCCAAGTATAACAGGTAAACAATATCCTGGTAACTGTGGAGATAATCATATTAATCAATACATAGGAAACAAGAATGTATCTTATGTATATAACTGGCAAGCTAATACTTGGATAGGTGGATATGAAGATAATCCTGACCAATGGATAAGAGTAGGTGATGATGTATTCTCTATTGGTTCTCAATACGGTACAACTGGGTTGAAACTATATAAAGAATTTGACAATACTACTGGTGTGTTTAATCAAGCTACAACAGGCGCTTGGATAGCTGCTCCATATAGCATAGGTACATACCCTGCTACAATAGAACCATTATCAGTAATCTTAATGGGTCAATTAACAACTACAAGTACAGTTATATATGCTAGAGACAACTCTACCAATGTAAATAATAACTTAACCCAGATTAGTTTGATTAGCGATGGCAACTACGCTATGAGAGAAGGAGAAATGTTTAGCTCTGTGTATAGAAATAGATTGAGCAATAACGCTACTACCAATACAGAGTATGATACTCAAAACATAGTAGGAGATAGAATAAGAACTAAAACTCCTTGGGTACAATTAAACTTCCCTACAAATCAGCAAATTAACCTACAAGGTATAAGATTAGAAGTTAAGCAGAGCTCTGGACACTAAAAGAAAAACCCCTCATAAAGAGGGGTTAATTATTTAATCACCAAATCCAGAAAAATTTACTTTCTGATTCCCAAATCCTGGGTAAGAACGCTGAGGTCCTTGGTAACTTACATCAAATGGTCTAGGTTTTGAAATTGAACTTATTCCTGGAATGTCAACTTGTTTCATGTTTCTACTAAACAATCCACTTAATCCACCTAAAACGCCAGGTAAAGCACCAAAAATATTTTTATTAGAGTCATTAATATCTTGTCTATACGCTTGCATTTTACCAAGTTCAAAAGCTTGCTTTTCTTGATTAGCAGCTAAAGCATCTTCATATTTCAACATTCTTTGTTGTGCCATAGCGTTTTGAGCTTGGCCTAAAGTTTGACCTTTTTGTAATTGGTTTTGAAACTGTTGAGCACCTAATCTAGCCGCACCTTGCATTGTATTACCTGCAACTTCACCAGCTGTAGCTAAAGCTTGACTACCGCTAGAAGCATTTCTTTGAGCAGTTCCCATATAGTTAGCTAATGCTTGTTCTTGTGCTGCTCTAGCTTGTTTTACAGATTGGTCTTCAGCATTATACTGAGCCTGCTCCATAGCTAATCTTTGTTTGATTTCAGGAGATATTTGGAAACTTGGTCTTCCACCCATAGCGAGTTTATGGGCTTCTTCAGCTTGGTTATATTGCTTTTTTGCTTTTATATTACCAACCACACCAGCAATGCCCTGGAACAAACCTGTCCCTAAACTTACTGGGTCTATACCTTTGTCAATTAATTTATCTAAAAAACTCATATTATGTGTTTATTTGTCTATATAATACGTTTAATCTAAGCTATAAAGCATTGAACCAAAATCTAATGTATCTATCTCTTTTTCAGAGCGTTGCAATATGTTCATGTAGTCTTCATCAAACAATATATCACCTTTGATTTTACCTACATCAACCCTATTACTATTAGCATCTTTAAACAATGTATCTAATTCTTCTTTGCTAAATGAGAACTTCTTAGCAGCATTGTAATACATTTTATTAGCTTTTACAGTTGCTCTCAATAGTTTGTTAAGAATTTCTTTTTGCTTATCTAATTGTTCTTTTATATCCTTGTCTTCTAATATAGCTTGCTTTTGGTCAAAGCTTGGTATTTCATAGAAACTATTAACACGGCTACCGTCTTCTTTCTTATATCTAGTTGCAGCTAAATTTAAAATCTTATCTACTTCTTCATTAGCCATTATAATAGCATCACTTGCTCTTTTATGTTCTTTTCTAATTCTACCAGACAATGAACCATATACATTAATCTCCATCTTTTTACCTCTGAACCCGCTAACAATCATATCATTAATTGTATTACCAGCAGCATCAACCCACTCTTCATTAGCATACTTAGCCATTTCAGCATTTTTAGTATAAGTACTCATGTCACCTGGTAATACACCTTGAACAAAGTTTTTACCATTCACATAGGTTTTATTAATTAAACCTTCTGATTGAGATTCATTAGCTGTCTTTTTATCGTTAGCAGCTTTAAAAGCAGTAAGTAACAATACAGGAGCACCACCAAATGTTAATAATTGGTCAGATACTACATCAATAGACCTGTTACCTACCCCTTTATAGTCAGCATATGGTCTATCGGAAGGAGACTTATCATACATTAAACCTCTCAACCAATCGGTAACAACAGCAAACTGGTCGTTTTGGCTAAGGTTTAATACTGTCATCTTCTTGGTCTTAGGGTCATATGTATACTCAATACTTTTATCGTATAGGTAATCAGGTAAAACTAATTGAACGGTTTGTCTCATTGACGCATCACCATTTAAAACAGCTTTAGCATTAGCATACATCTCATACATAAGATTAGTTTCACCAAGGCCAGAGTTAGTAATTACACCATTCTGTTTCATTTGGTCCTCTTCTTTGCTAGAGTTGAATATACCACTCATTAAAGCATAAGTACCTTGTAATGCACCACTAAATGTAGCAGCACCAATCATCTTAGTTCTTCTTTTGTTTCTAGCTAACTTGTTAATCATATCTTGATTTTCTAATTTATCATCAGAAAACTTAATATGCTTGTAGCTTTTATCTAAATCATATCCTGCTACTTGACGTGCAGTATTATACATTGTACGATACATTTCATATCGGTATCTAGCAAACGTACCGACACCTCTAAACTTACCAAATTCAGCTGCTCTTGAAGGGGTTGCAAAGTCTTCTTTAACATCTAATGAAGCAGCTTCTCTAACGGCTTTCATTTGTTTCTCGTTCAACTCATAGAAGTTCTTACCATATATATCCAAAGATATAGTGTTTCTTCTTATCTCATATTGTACCATCTTAGGTGCAACGTCCCCTAATATAAACAGCTTCTGCATACCTTTAACAGCAGCTTTAGCCATATAACCCATAGAGTTATAGAATTGTTTATATAAAGCATCTGTGTTGCCTATTTTAAGAGCATCATCAAACTTGTTATCTGAGTTTAATACTTTAACCCATTGGTTTATTGCATCTTCACTAATAGAAGTAATAGCACCATCTTGTAAAGCATCTTGGGCTAATCCTTTAATATAGCCCTCTGTTTTCCCTTTTTGTTCAGCGCTTCTGTTCTCATAATACAATGTACCATCAACTAAAAAGTTGCTTCCTTTTTTTGCCATTGAAGTAGTCATTCTGATTAAATCAGGATAAGTACCAGACAACATAAATGCACCTTTAAAATATGACTCAAAGTTTCTAATAATAGAAGATAAGTTTAAACTTACTTTCATCATATTAACAAGGTCTACTTGACCCATATATACATTACCTATCTTTTGGGCTAATGTAGATTGAAGTGTTTCATCACCAATAGTAAACGAAGGCATTTCAAACATAGCTTTGTATAACAATGGGTCCATTTTATACCCATACAAAGGTCCTTGCATTTTTTTTGTAGCACCAGGGTAAGCACTTTCTCCACCTACTAATACATAGTTCTTGTATTTATTATCTCTTACATTACCCTTTACAATATATCCAGCTTCTAATCCCATCTCCAATATGTTATTATGGAGTTGTAATTTGTTACCAAGGTTTTGCAATCTACCAATAGTATAGAAGTAATTTTTAAATACATTATTGCTTTCTCCAATAACTTCTCTGTACCATTGTGGCAAGTCCTTTCTCTTCATGAATTGCTTAGTGTTTATAGAACCATTAGCTGACTCCATATACTGACCTTTCTCTACATGTTGGATAGCATCTTCATATAATCTTTTAGCTTCATCAATTACGTCTTTATTGTACTGATTTTCTTCAGCCTCATACTCTTTAGTTAATTTATCAATATTGTTGATAATTTCATTGTATTCAGTTTGCCATTTATTTTTATTCTTAACCTCCCCACTATTCATAGCAGTCTCTGCATCTATTTTCTTTTGGGTTTCAGCAGTTAATTTATCTTTTAAACCTTGCAAATCTATTGCTCTTTGTCTAAAACCTGTTCCAGCATTGATATCAGCAGCTGTATCAGAATAACCATTCTTAACCCATGTTTGGAACCCATCAATAGCATTTTTTATTTGCTCTGGAGATAAGTCTTTAACCCATTGTGCATTTGCTATTGGCTTATCTTCTTTAACTAATACTCTTAGTCCAGGTATTTTAGATATTATTCTATCTTTAACTTTCTTAGATACAGGTACATTAGGGGTTGTATATTTATCATATAATCTAGCTACATAAGTACCTAGGTTTTTTTGATACTCAGATAACTCAGCAGCACTTAACCAACCTGTGCCCATAATGAACTCAGATGCGTTATCTATATTAGACCTCATTAAATCTACAGTAGTTTTTAATTTAGGGCTAAGTAAATCAAATGCAGCTCTATCACCTTTCAATGCATTATCAATAACTTTAGATAAACCTTCAGCTGTACCCATAGGGTCTGGTTCAGTTTTACCTTGGTTTAATTCACCAATGTATTCTGACATTTCATTCTTTAAAGTATTCAATAATTCAATATCGGTTCTCTCATAGTATGCTTTCATACCTTGAGCCTTTTCCAACTCAGACAATGCTGACATTGGTAATTTTCTATCAGCAGGTAATAACCAATTTTTTAAATTGATTTGTCTCTTAGCTAATTTCTTTTCGTCAGTTCTAATATTAACAACATCTCCAACAACATCTTCTTCTCTATCAGATATCTTCTTTAAAGGTTTCTCAGAAGAAGGCAATGCTTCAATGTCACCAGAACCTTTATAAACTTTACCTTGATTTTCAGAAATTGCTTGCTGTTTTTTAACAAGCTCATTAATTTCATTTCTGATGGCTTTTTTATTTTCAGGGGAAAGGTCCTCTACGTTTAATAAATCTTGAAGCTCAACAATTTTATCAATAATTTGTTCCTCTTCACTCTTTATTCCACTATCAATATTTTCTGTTTCATATGCTGCTTTAGCTTTTGCAAACGGAATTTTTTCAGCGGTAGTAGGCTTAACCTCGTTTGTTAATCTTGATTTGATTTGTTTGCCTGAAACGTCTTTACCGCTTGATTTAGACAAGCCATCACCTAACTCTTTAAATGCGTCTCCAACTAAACCAGAAGGCATACTACCTCTTCTTGTGCTTAATGTACCAATAGAATTAGAACCAGCAAATTCAGCTGGTACTCTAAGGTTACCTACCATTATATCACCTAATATTTGTTCAGTTAATGAACTAACATCTTGAGGTGTTAAGTTGTTCATGCTTAACCCTTCGTTCTCTGCATATTCTTGTAGTAACCCTGATTGTTCAAACAAATCTTCAGCTTTCTTTAATATAGCCTTACCTTTATTTGATTGATTTAATATATCAATTACATCAGTAGAATATATAGGTTCAGGTTTAGTTTCTTTTTTAGCTGCACCTCTACCTTGTTGTGGTGACTTGTTTTGGTTTCGTTGTTGTTCTGCAGCTATTTGTGCAGGTGTTTTATCTTCAATAAGTTTAGTAGTCGCCATTCTAGCTTTACCACTCTTAGTTCTAATACCTCCAGATACTTCATCAGCCAATTTAGAAGTAAAATCTTTTAAAGATAAATTACTTACTTGATTGTATGTTAATCCTTTAAATCCTTTCTTATCAACAAAGCTTTCAATCATAGTAGTATACCATTTTGAAAACTCATTATTTGATTTTGTTTTAAACGCCTTTTCTGTCTCTCTTGAAAGTATTTCGCTTGCTAAATTGTTTTCTCCTTCTATACCACTACCTAATGTAATATCAAAATACTCATAAAGATAGTTATCAGCTTTGCTTAATACAACTTGATTTTTTGCTTGCTCCATTGCAAGAGTCTTAGCTTCAGCATCTGATTTTTTCTCAAATTGATATTTAGCCCTAAGCATATCATAAGCTTGTTTATACTTGATATACTTGTTATATTGAGATGATGCTTTTGCAATATTAATACCAGCCTGAAATATTCTTGGGCTTCTTTTCTCTATGAACTTAAACCATATATGGGTTGACTCATGGAGAGGTGCGTCTAATGATGCTTGAGACGCATTGATATACATAGTTTTGGTATTAGGGTCGTAGAAAGCCTCATCATATTCAGAAGCTTCAACCCCATCATAGTATTCTTTATGGACTTCATTAAATGTCTTAGCGTCAGCAACAACTACCTTAACACCTGGTGCAGTCTTATTGTTTTCTCTGTAGATGTCATTGACGTCATTAGCAAATTTCTTAACCCCTGTTTCGTCAAAGCTTCCTTTAGAACCCTTGATAGACTCAGTAGTAACTACATTACCATCTTTATCAGTAGTAACAACGCCATAGTTTTCTCCAGCTATAGCATTGTCAATGTCTTTAAATATAGTAGGTGAAGATAAAGAACCTTCAAATGTTTTGCTATCAACAGAAATAAGACCTCTTTCCTTTAAAGAAGCAAGGTCTTTTTCTGATAATTTTTTAATTAGGTCGGCATAAGAATACGTTTGCCCTTTGTATGTATAGATACAATCCATTACTTAAAGTGTTTGTTTTCGAAGTAGAATAATTGGAATTTGTCAGTAGCGTCTATCAATTCTAATTTATTTAAGAAATCGCTATACAAAGCTACGCTATCTTTTTGAATTGTCCTAAACTGTTGTAACAAATCAAAAGCGCATAGGTCACCAATTTTAAAGACTGCTTTGCTAGAGTCTTCGTAATCTTCATAAAGTTTATACTCCATTTCGTATGCTTGCTCAAGAATATCTACTAAGCCATCAAACTCCAAAGGAGGCTGCTCAATAGCATCTAATTCAGGGATAACATTCCAATCACGGATAAACTTTTCAAGTATCTCAGAGTGTTCTAATTCTTCTTTAGACTCGTGTTGGAAGAACGCTCCTGCTTTCATATATCCTTTCTCAAAACACCAGTTAGCTGCTGCTTTATAGAAATAAAAAGCTTTATGTTCATCACATATTCTTGGGGTTAATTCTGCTACTACTTCTTTAGGTAGTTGTACTGGTTTTATCATTTTATATAGTTTTTATTATAAACAATCTTTTCCTTTAGATTCAAGCAACTTAAGTCTACGTAGTTGGTCAAATAAGTCTTTAACGTCTTTCATATTCTCTGGTCTTGTAAACTCAGCTTCTTTAGCTTTCTGGGTGTACTCTGGTTTAGCTGCTTCAGTTTCTGTAGTTTGCTCTTCCATATCACTTTCAAATTCAAATGGCTGTTCTTCTGTAGCAACAGTAATCTCATCAGGGATAATAGCTGTTTTACCACCTATCTCTAAAATGTCCCCACTCTTAATAATTACATTACCTGAGTCAGTCTTAACTATCAAGTCACCATTAGCCATTTCATTTATTACTTGGCCTTTTACTTCTGCACCTGTAGCGTCCTTACCTAATACGTTAGCCCCAACTATAGTTTCTTTTTGTGGCTCTTCAGTTTTAACTTCTTCTACAACTTCTACCGCAGCAACAGGTTTACCTTCTACTTGACCTACAACTTCAAATCCTTCTTCAGTTCTAGCTTCTTTCTCTGCTTGTTGTTTCTTAGCTTCTTTTACTATCTCTGCTCTTCTATCTATCTCTGCTTTGTTTCTATTATAGTAATCTTGTTCAGCTTTATTTTTAGCAAATGCTAACTTACCTTTACTTGCTACTCTTTCAGCAAATTGGTTAAGCTTCATTTCTTTATTGCTATTTCTTTTTTCTTCTCTTAACTTTTTTTCTTCAGCTGCTTTTGCCTCAGCTTGTCTTTTTGTTTCAATGTCAGCAAAGGTAATAACGTCATCTTTTAACATACCTTTTCTTTCCATTATCTTTAATGCACCATTAATGTATCCTTCAACTCTTCCTTGGTCATTATAACTAGGTAATAACCCATTATGAAGTGCGCTAGCTAAATCTTCTTTAGGTACGCCCATTTTTCTCAAGAAGTCTACAGCAGCTTTAAAAGCTTCAAACTCTGGGTTCTTCCCATATACCTTTCTGCCATTAGCATCTACAGTAGAGTTTAGGGTTTTAACAAAATCATTTAAAGCTTTTACTTTCTCTGACTCTGGTAGTGTATTATAATATTCTAAAAACGTCTTAATCTTTTCAGCAGCTGTTACTGTAGTATTAGTAGCCTCATCAATAAAAGCACCTTCTACATTGCCATCTAATACGTCAGTAGCATCAACGTCTTCATCGTTATCAGCAATCTTTGTTTTAGTATCTTGGAATACTTTACTTGTAGCCTGTTTAATGTTCATGTCAACAGGTATTTCCTCTACGCCTAATTGAGTAGCAGCTTCAGGAGTACCAGGAACTTTTATGTTATCCCAGTATTGTCTTTGCACTTCAGGGTCTGAGTCATGCATATCCGATACATTCTTAGCTGCTTCAGCAAATGTAATAGGTCTTAATACTTCAAAAGAATTATCTACGTTACCTAATCTACCTCTTCTTGCTTCAACGATAGCTTGAGCAACTCTCTTACGGCCATCAATTATATTGCCATTCTCATCTAAAACAATTGGCATTGTTGTTTCTTCTCCAGTAACCTTTAAACTTCCAGACTCTATATCTTTGATATGTTTCTTAACAATAGGGTCGTTTTCAAATCTTAATGGGTTAGCAACTTCGGAGAAAAACCCTAATGGAATTTCAGCCATAGACCTAACTTGGAAAGGTTTTAATCTTCCGTCAGGTGAAGCATCAGAAGCCTTTTGTACAACTTCATTAGAAGTAACTAATCTACCTCTAAATGCATTGCCATCTTGTATCTTTTTAATATCTCGAGATACAGTATTTATTTGATTAGAAATTGCCTCCATCTTATCGGCAGCTTCTGTATTTCTTACAGGTATAATGTTCTCTGCACTTACAGGTGCATCAATACCAGATACTTTAAATTGGATATTACCATCAGGTCCTTCATTAATAGACTCAACAGTAGCATTGCTTGTAATAACTTTTCCGTTGTTGTCTCTTACTTGAACTTCTTCTCCTTCTGATAAGCTTGTAGACATTTGCTTAGCAGCTTGGTTTCTTTTGTTGATTAAGTCTTCTCTTTCTGCTGAAGCAAACACATAGTTACCAAAATACTTTTTATTAAATCTAGGGTTGTTTTCCATAGATACCATAGCATCTGTAACATATGGTTGTATTTTGTTTAATAATGAAATTGCTTTTCTTCCTTGTTCTGGCGATACAACTCCACTATTTATCTCTCTTGATATTTGCGTTACACTATTGGCAAAGTTCTTAGGAGAAGCCATATCAGCAACAGTATTTGTATAGTAACTGTTGTTGTTTTTGAACATTCTACCAGCACCTTTATAATCCATTAACCCATGGAGTGCGGCCATAGACAAGAAGCTTTTACCATACTCTTTCATTGCTTCTTTTGATAAGTACTCTTCTGGCTCTAATTGTATATCAGCAGCTTGAAAAGGTATATCCAAATCACCTACTTTATAAGTACCATCTTCAAATACGCCTGTAATCTTTTCTTTTACAACTTGGTTATTAGGTAACTTGGCAGTTACTAAATCACCTTGCATAGGTATTCTATTTTCAGCGTACAAGTCTTTTGCTACTTTCTCCCCTACGGTTGCTAATGCACCTGAAGTACCACTCATTGCAGCTCCTGTACCAAAATTTAACATTTGTCTAGTTGTAGACAAGTTCTTAGGGTTAAGTATAAACTTAGATAATGTATTCTTGTATGGGTTTAAATTAAGGAAAGACCCAGGAAGAGAAAAGGCAAATGTTGTTGCCAAACCATTAGCTGTAGCAAACTTATGAGCATCTTCTTCAGATAGCCCCATCTTATCAGCTTGTTCTAAAGACTCACCTTTTGTTAGGTAGAATACTTTAGGAAACTGATTCATAAAATTGCTAGTTAAATTAATACCCCATCTTCCTAATTTGCTAGTAGCTATATCAGCAGTTAAAGCACCGATACCCTCAACAGGAATAGTGTATGGGGCAATAGTAGATGCAATCCCTGTTATGCCTTGAGCAAAACCTTTAGGGCTAACACTACCAGTCTTCTCATCAATAATAGGTACTTGTTCAACGTCTTTAATAAACTCTTGCTTAACTCTCTCTGCTGGCTTAGTAAATATACCTTTCTCTGCTTTGTTTATCTTGCTAACAGCTTCTTGTACATCGTAGTCTTCTAATGACTCTTGATTTTTTTGTAATTCAGCTTTTGCTCTACCAACATCAGATAGAAAAGAACCAATACCTTGCCAAACTTTACCTGCTGTTTTAACTAAGAAATCACCAGCGTATTTGGTAAATGGGTCATATTGTTCTTGTTTATTGGCTTCTGCAATCTCAGGCTCAAATTTAAACTCTCTTTGAGGGCTATAATCTACCTCTTCAACTGGACCAACAAATCTTTTCTTTTTCTCTGCAGTAACTTTAACTTCTGGTGCTGTATACTCTATAGGTTGATTTAATGAAGATATAGGCATACCAGAAAGATGCATTAAAGCATTATGGTATTGTGGGCTTGCTTGGGTTTTTAAATCTGTCCAAGATGAATTAATTAATTTAGAGGAACTTTTATCTAACTCGCCTTTCTTCCAACCCATGTAGTCTTTTGCAAGAGCGTCCATTCTATTGTTAAAATCAGGACTCTCGTAATCTAACTTACCATATTGGTCAATATATGCTTGGTTAATTAAATCTTGGTCATCGTCATTTAATACAACGCCATTAATAACTATTTTATCTTGCATTAAAGTGATTTTTATTTTTTAACTTTTGCTTTTGCTTTTGCTTCTTCAGCATCTTTTTGTTTTTTTGCCCAGTTTACACCAGAAGGTGCAGCAGTAGTAACACTTGCAGCTGTTGTAGTAACAGGGGCAGTAGAACCAGCTTTAACATCTCTACTTGTTTTCTCCATTGTTCTAGTATCTGTTCTGCCACTTGTAGAAGGGAAATTAAAATACCAATCTACACTTGGAACTTTATAGAAGTGTCCTTTCTTCCAACCCTTTCTATCAGCTTCTTTAGATAATGCTGTTTGTACAGAGTTAGCACCTTTAGTTTCTTCAACTGAGAAGTAATCTTGGCCAGTAGTTTCATCTTTCCATATTTTGAAAGAAATGTTACTTGCGTCTTTTAATAAGTCTGAACCAGATTTAGAAGTTATATCATGAAGTTTACCCATGTCAACCCCAGAAGGTAGGTTTTGTTCTGAGTAGTTTGCTTTACTTGGAGTAGGGTAATTACCTATTTGCGGGTATGATTTACCATATAAAGACATCAAATAGTCTAAGCTATCTTTTGTTTTATCTTCTTTATCACCTCTAGCTCTAGCTGTCATTCTATCAAACAACTCTTTATCATTAGGGTCAACTCTTGTTTCTTCTTTGAAAGGTTTAGGTAGCTTTTTAGAAAAGTCAGCTATAACGTAATCATTAAATTGATTTTTGTCTAAGTTTGTAAAAGCTTCTTGACCTTCAGGTGTGTCTTTCAACATTCTTGCATGGTGTTGAATTGCCATTCTGGAAATAGGTTCTTTGGTTAGTAATTGTTTCATATTTTCAGAAGCAACAGTATATTCACCACCATCTTTACCTTTAATAGAAACAACGTCTAATACAGGGTCTTTCTGTCCCTCAACTACTTTATAATAAGAAGGCATCTTATAAATATCATTCATAAGAATACCATTTTGTCTATACTTTACAGGGATAGGTTGAACCATATCTGGCTTAAACTTAGTAATAACCAGGTTTTCAGTTCTAGTAGGGTCGTAAAAGTCAGCAGCATATTCAGCTGAGTCAGCACCACTATCTATTGGTTTTTTATTTTTAAAGTCATAGTGACCTGATAATATTGCATCTAACGTGGCATCTTCTGCATTTAAAGAACCTGTAACTTTATTGTTAGCGTCAAATGCCAACCCGTCAATGATTGCATTTCTTACAGCAGGAACATTCAAAGCCCCTCCTAATTCTTGGTTCTTTTTAGCAATATACTCGTCAACTTTTTTTAACCCAGATGCAACACTTTCTTCTTGGCTTTTTAAAGCTGTAAGTTTTGGGATAACTTGTTGTTTCCAAAGAGGTAAGTTATCTTTATATAATTGAGCATTTTCTGCGTTAAAAGCATCTTGGTATATCTCCATGCTTTTTTGGTTATACAACTCATCTAACTTAGTACCAGTAGCTAAATTAGCGTTTCTTTGAGCAGTCAATACATCATTTAAAGCTGCGTTTCTTTCAGCTCTTTCCTTTCTTTCAGCGTCTAATTGTTGTTTAGCATAAGCTCTTTCTAATTGAGTTTGCTTAGCTTCTTGGTTAGCTCTTTGTTGAAAGACCTCATATATATCACCTTGAGCACCTGCAAAAGCTTTTGCTATTTGTTCTGGAGTAAATGCCATAATTCGTTATTATGTTATATAATACGTTTAAAAGTCTTCTAAAATACCCTTAATTTCCTTGATTTTGGTTATTTTCATCTTAACCTTATGGAAGTTATCAAAGTACTTTTTAGACTTTCTTTCATAAATTAGGGCTATAATTCTAGCTTTATTATGGTCGCTATTTAATAGCTCTTCGTCCATAACCATCTTTTCAAAGGTCTTTTTCTCCTTGTTGGGTAGCTCGCAAGCTACATCTACCATATATACTTTTCCCATTATAGTTCAGTTATTATTATTTCCATTGAGTCAATTTTGTTTTTGTGGACTATAGCTTCAATAGATACCGACTTGACAAACTTTACGGTGTCATCTTCCAGCTTCCAACCTTTCAATACGTCCATTATAATTTTAAACCAAATGGTCTTATTATCAATGTCATATGCAGTTCTGTTACAGTAATACTTCAAGTGGATTGCAACAGGAGGGTTAAGCAAAACTAGTGAAGCCAAATAGGGTTCAATAATCTTTTTCATCTCATTAACAAGTTTAGTCCTGACCGTGTGGTGAGGACTAGAGAACAGCGTGTTCCAACTAATGTACGCAACCTTGCGTTTAGACTGTTGAACTTTGTTTGGCAGTTCGTGAATGAATATTTTATGGATTCTTTTCTTTTCCACTATCATCAATTTCTTTTTGTAGCTTTTGTATATACAGCGTTGCGTCCATCAGCTCTTGCTTAAGGTGCTCCAACCACTCATGCAAAGATAAGTCATTTCTATCAAGCGTGGTATTATATTTTTTAATACCTAGTTGAGAGCGTTGGAAGTATTGCTCAATTACTGATTGGACTATAGTGTCCTCCTGTATATCCAGGTTGTCGTTAGTTGTTGTCTGTGTCCACATAGTTAATTATTAAATCTTTCTTCATAATATTTATCAAAGCTTTGATTTTTAGGCTCACTTATTGAAATTATATAAGCTGCTGCTTTATGCCACCAATCTTCTGCTGTCTCATTATGCTGTTCCTTTTCTTTCTCTTTAGCCTTCTCTAATATAGTGTGCCAAGTTAGCTTATCCTTTGGTTCTTCCCAAAGCTTTTCAAATAAGTATTCTACTGCTGTTTGTTGTTTCATATGTTAATATCTTGTGATTTATTTTTGGAAAATTTCATGCACTATAACCACCCATCATCACTACTACCTTTCTTTCCCTTAACCTCTACAGTCCTTGGGTCGGTATCGCTCTCTGTCATAAGCAAAGTCTTTTGGTCAAAGTCATATACCACATTGGTATAGTTACCAGACCCACGCTTATTGTAGCATCTAATATAACCTTGGTCTTTACTATACTCTGTCAAGTTATCTAATGTCTTCTCTTGGTCTACAATTTGGGATAAATAAATAGCACAATCACTATTGTCAATTACTTTCTCGCTACCTCTAATCTTATTGCGCAAGTCACGAGCATCTAACGCCTCACCTCTTGACGCATGAACGATAAGAAAGACAGCTATGTTGAACTCAATAGCTAACTCCTTAAGTTCCTTGGTATGTTTGTTTGCTGCTGCTAATTCGCTCTCACCACCATTCATCA